CCGCCAATGGCGCCGCCAATGGCGCCAACTCTTCCTAAACTAGTTGCTAGCCTTCCTGCGCCAAGGGCACCTGCAACTCCAGCAAGGCCCGAGCTTAGAGCAGCAACTCCGGAAATAGTCGATGCTGCTCCGCCTGACGCTGTGCCAAAGCCACTAAATCCTGCTGTTCCCATTGTAGTAGAAATATAGTTTGCATCAGCTGGAAGATCAATACTAAAGCTAGTAATTACCACTGGCACATTTTTAAAAACATAATCACCGTAGCCATTTAAGGATAGGATAGGAGGAGGACTACCTGCAGATTCTCCGTCGCCGGTGTACATCTTAGTAGCTGATCTTAAAAAATGCATGGCAGCAATCCAATACTGTGCCTGTACTGCATCTTCAACGTTAAACGGGCCTGAAATACTAATGGCATTTGCCTTACTGTTCTGATAAGCCATAAATTGATAATTTTGATGTGTAATCGGAACATCATCATAAGTGGCAGAGTGTGAAATAGCTATCGTCGGAGTGTAAGGAAACACTAGGCCGCCTGCTCGTTGTAGCGGAGCAAGCACATCACTTGTAGCAAAAAAGTTTGGAGGTATTGATAATCGAACACGCCAATCGTCCGAGTTACCTGGACCAGAAAATTGGACTCGAGTAGCTGCTGCGGCCGAACCTGAGGCTTCACCGCCTGGTAGGTTAATACTTCGTAATGCAGAGATTAGTCCGGCTGGGTTGGATAAATTATTAAGTGCGCCGGCTAACCGACTGGCAGATCCTAATGCACCTTGGAGTCCGCTTACTGCAGACCCAACAGACCTTGCAGCACTAGCAATCGAATTAATAGTTGATCCTGGGTCAAATGCCATTATGGACTCCTTTGTTACTCTATTTAGTTGACAAAATTAAGTGCATAGTTTATAATATTATAAAATAGGACTACAATGAAAGTTAATTATCTCAATAATAAAGATCTACTAGAAGAAATACATAAAAGTAAGAATACATTTTCTAGCTTCTTACAGCCAGAATATCATAGGTACGATCTTATCTTGCCAAATGTTGATAAAATCAATATTCGAACCATTGCAGAAGCTAAACGAGCACAGGCTAAGCGACAGGGTAGCGAAGAATATCAACGTAGAAAAGCTCTTGGTGAAAAGGTCAAACAAGCAGACACAGAAGTTGATTATAAAAAGATTGCAAAAACAGATGTTATATTTCGTGTTATGACATTTGATCATATTCCACTTAACAATACCCGCAAGAAGAATCCTAAAACACTTGCAGACCATAGAGATAAAGTTAACTTTCCCCCATTCCAACATTGGAAATTTGATGAAAACGATATTCTAGTGTGCGTTGGTAAAAGCCACTGGAAGGGTGATCTCGAAAAAGGTAAGTTTGACAAAGACCACGGGCAGATTACTAACACACTAGCCCGTATGTACATTAAACTGTGTGAACGCTATGCTACTCGTGGCAACGTCCGTGGCTATACCTATAATGATGAGATGCGTGGACAGGCTATCTTACAGCTAACCCAGATTGGGCTTCAGTTCGATGAAAGTAAATCGGACAATCCTTTTGCTTATTTTACTGCCGCCGTTACTAACAGTTTTGTTAGGATCATCAACTTAGAAAAACGCAATCAAAACATCCGCGACGACCTATTAGAGATCAATGGCATGAACCCAAGTTACTCAAGAACCGGTTCAGGAGAACATGCGGCTGCGGTCAAACGATTCGACGAAACTACCGATTGACCTGTAGACTTAAAACAACTATAATAGTTCAATGGAGATACTATATTGAGCAACCTTTTTAAGAAAGTAGCCTGTTTTACTGACATTCATTTTGGATTAAAGTCTAACAGTCAAGTACATAACCAGGACTGCGAAGACTTTGTAGACTGGTATATTGCAAAAGCCAAGGAGCAAGGATGTGACACAGGAATTTTTATGGGCGATTGGCATCACAACCGCAATAGTCTTAATATTACAACTATGGACTACAGCCTTAGAGCCCTTGAGAAACTGGGACAGGCTTTTGATAAGTTTTATTTCTTTCCTGGTAATCATGATCTTTATTACAAAGACAAGCGGGATATTCACAGCGTCGAATTTGGAAAGTATATTCCTGGAATTACTGTGGTACACGAACCTACTACTATTGGCGACGTCACCTTATGTCCGTGGCTCATCGGAGACGAATGGAAAACCATAGGCAAGAAAGGTGGCAAATATATCTTTGGTCACTTTGAATTGCCCAGCTTCTTCATGAACGCAATGATTCAAATGCCCGATCACGGTGAAATTCAACTGGATAGCTTTAAAGGTTATGAGTTGGGATTCAGTGGTCACTTCCACAAGCGTCAGCAACAGCGCAATATGATCTATATTGGTAATGCGTTCCCGCATAACTATGCAGACAACTGGGATGACGATCGTGGTATGATGATACTCGAGTGGGGTGGACAACCAGAATACCACACTTGGCCTATGCAACCTACCTTCCGTACGGTTAAACTAAGCCAGCTCATCGACGATGCTGATAAGATTATTAAACCTAACCAGCACCTACGTGTTAGTTTAGACATTGACATTAGCTATGAAGAAGCAAGTTTTATTAAAGAAAAGTTCATGACTGACTACGCAATACGTGAACTAACACTTATTCCCGAGAAGAAAGAAATTGAGATTAACACAGACATCGATATTCAAGCATTTGAAAGTGTAGATCAAATTGTCTCCAATCAACTTATCAATATCGAAAGCGATACATTTGATAAGAAGATCCTGTTGGAGATTTACAATAGCCTATGATTAAAATTAAAGATTTAACAGTTAAGAACTTTATGAGCGTGGGTAATCAAACCCAAGCTGTGAACTTTGGTCGTGAACAATTAACACTTGTACTAGGTGAAAACTTAGATCAAGGTGGGGATGACAGCGGATCACGTAATGGTACAGGTAAAACTACCATTGTAAATGCACTTAGCTTTGCATTGTATGGTAATGCCCTGACTAATATCAAGAAAGATAACTTGATCAATAAGATTAACAATAAGAACATGCTGGTCACGCTGACTTTTGAAAAAGACGGTAACAAGTATAAGATTGAGCGGGGGCGTAAACCTACGATTATGAAGTTCTATGTTAATAATCAAGAACAGAGTGCAGAGTCAACTGACGACAGTCAGGGTGACATGCGTGAAACGCAAAAGGACATTGACGAACTGTTAGGCATGAGTCACGATATGTTCAAACATATTGTAGCTCTTAACACCTATACAGAACCGTTTCTCAGCTTGAAGGCCAATGAGCAACGTGAGATCATTGAGCAGTTGCTGGGCATTACTCTGTTATCAGAGAAAGCAGACACGCTTAAAGAACAGATTAGACTGACAAAAGAAAATATCTTTCAAGAAACAGCAGATATCGAAGCTGCTAAAAAATCTAACGACAAAATCCAAGTTAGTATTACTGGATTAGAAACTAGACAGTCAGCATGGTACTCGCAACAGAAGACAGACTGTAATAAAATTGCAGCCAGCATTACAGAACTGCAAAGTGTTGACATTGAGGGTGAGTTAGAGCAACATGCCAAAGTAAAATTATACGATGAACATGCTGCCAAGATAAAAAGTCTTAACAAAGAACGTGCAACATTAGAAACTGCGGTTATTCAAGCAGACAAGAGTGTTAACAAGTATACCAAAGAACTAGAGCAGTTAAAAAATAAAACGTGTCCGGCATGCGAGCAGAGCTTGCACAGCCATAAACATGAAGAAATGACTGCCAATGTTGAAAAGAATCTAGCAGATTCTGTGTTATACTTACAAGGTATTAGTGACAGTTATACAAGTGTATTGCAAGAATTAGAAACTATTGGTGATATCAATGGCAGACCAAAAACTTACTATGATACATTAGAAGAAGCACTCAAGCATCAGAACAATTTAACCAGCCTTGAAGCTGCATTGATTAAGAGAACAGATGAAGTTGATCCGTATCAAGAACAAATTGACGATCTAAAGCATACTGCTATACAGGAAATCTCTTGGGATAACGTCAACATGCTGAACAGTATGAAGGATCACCAAGAGTTCTTGTTAAAGTTGTTGACTAATAAAGATTCGTTTATTCGTAAGAAGATCATAGATCAAAACCTTGCATACTTGAACAATAGATTAACCTATTATCTTGATAAGATGGGATTGCCGCATCAAGTAAGTTTCTTAAACGACTTAAACGTTGAGATCACACAGCTAGGTCAAGATCTTGACTTTGATAACTTGTCACGTGGTGAACGTAACAGATTAATCCTTGGACTGAGCTGGGCATTCCGAGATGTATGGGAAAGTTTGTATCAAAGCATTAACTTGTTGTTTGTTGACGAATTAATCGACAACGGATTAGATGCAAACGGTGTAGAAAATGCCTTAGGTGTGTTGAAAAAGATGGCACGTGAACGTAAGAAGAACATTTTCTTAATCTCGCACAAGGATGAGTTGATTGGTCGTGTTAATAATGTACTTAAGGTCATTAAAGAAAACGGCTTCACTTACTATGCAAACGATCTAGAGATTGACTGATGAACTATGATGAGTTGCACGATCAGTTGATGAAAGAACTCAGGGCATACTTTGAGGACTATCAAACTTGGGCAACTACAGAGTCGCATGCCAGTGGTATGCGAGCTCGCGCACATTTGTCGGATATTAGACGAATTGCCAGCGCATTAAGAGTAGAAATATTAGAAACACGTAAAACTAAACCAAAAATTAAATCACCTGCATATAGAGCTGCAAAGCTCGCAGAACAACAGGCTCAGAATCAACAGGCAATTGAGGATGACGATGCTAACTAAAGCATGTCATGGACTTATCAGAATGAAATTATCGAAACACTCCCTGAAGAGTGTATCGGATTTGTATATCTTATAACCAATGTCATCTCTGGCAGAAAATATATAGGCAAAAAACTTGCAAAATTCTCTAAGACTACGGTTAAAACTGTAAAACTAAAGAACGGTACCAAGAAGAAAAAGAAGATTAGAAGCAAAGTCGACAGCGACTGGCGTGATTATTACGGAAGTAGTCCTAATCTTCAAAAAGACATAGACGAATTAGGCAAAGAAAAATTCACAAGAGAAATCTTATATTACTGCAACTCAAAGGCGCAATGCTCTTACATCGAGGCCAGAGAACAATTCTCCCGTAAAGTATTAGAATCAGACGAGTATTACAACGGACACATACAAGTTCGTGTACATGGCTCACACATTATATTAAAATCTTAGGCTCAACAAGCAGTAATAGGCAAGCGTCGGCTAACATCGGACGCCCGTATACCTGGATCTCGGATCGCAGGGAAGGAAACTCTAGCTGCTAAGAGTACTCAACCACCATCCTTAACAGGACGAGGATCGCAAAGCTGCCGCGGTTTGGTTGTTTAAAGGAATTTCAAAGGCAAAAAGAGGGAGAAATACCCACGTTTGCATGTATGTTAGCGTATGCATGTAGGCCGCCGTCATATAAAGACACAGCTCGAGGTACCGGATGACCGCCTCTGTAATGCTGTAACGCTAAGTGATATTGTTCAACTCAGATAATGTTTCTTTGCCCGCAAGGGCAAAGTGTGACTGAACAATCTAGATAATATTTAAACTGCTTCGCAGCAGTATTATTAAATACAAAAAGAAAAACAGTTCGAGCGCAAGCGATGAACAGATGTACGCAGTACATCATAAATACATAACAATGCAGAGACCTCTATGAAAGTATATCAAATCATCAGTGAAGTAACACCTCAAAATTATAATCCTGGAGCTCTGGCTAGAAGGCAAGCGATGAGAACGCAGACTCCTACTGCTCCACCTGTTGCTGCACCTGCTGCACCGTTGACTACTGCTCAACAAGCTGCTGCTAGAGCTGCTAAAACTACTGCAAACGTACAGAGACTTGATCAGTTAAAAGGTAAAGGAAAGATTGGTGATGCTAAAGTTGAGTATGCTAAACTAGTACAACAACTAAGAGGCAAAGCAGCAGTTAAAGACATTTATGAAACTGCAAAAAATGTTAAATCGGCTCGTGGCGCTTATAAATTAGAAACATTTATGAAAAATGTTGGCGGCCCTATTAGTATGTTTATTAGGGCTGTTGATTTGTTGGCAATTGCTCGAGAATACTATAATGTTGTGGGATCAATTGAAGATGCTTATCAGAACGGTGATCTAAGTGAAGATGAAGCTGAAAGTACAAGAATTTTTAAAAGTTATATAAGTCAAGTCAATGGTGTACTGACTGCCAAGTTGGCAGTCTGGGGGGTACACGCATATACTAGTTTTAAAATAGCTAAATGGATTGCTAGAATTATTAGATGGGTAGCAGGCGGTGCTACAACTATAGCAACAGGTGGTATTGGCCTAGCAGCCGTGATAGCAAGCGAAGCGTTCTTTATCTGGTTAGAAAGATGGCTAGACAGCGATCAAGGTCGTGACTGGTTACTCAACGGGTATGTTGGTATGATGATTATAGGTCTTGGAAAGATTGAAGGTAGCGTATATGATACAGTTACTGGATACTACACTAAGCAAGCTGGTGTAAAGACTGATGTGCAGAACAAGAAAGCTCTAGATGCAGCCACTACACCTCAAGAGAAGCAGGCAGCGCAGGCAGCTATTGATAATAAACAGACCGCCCAAGCTCGATCTGACGATATTGACGCTCTACAAAAAGAATTAAAGTAACGGCATACCGCTTTTCTTAGTAGCGTCAATATTTTCTTTGATTAGAGAACTCATAATATTCCTATCTTCATAGGAATATACATGGAATAAGTCTTGACTGGTCACTCCGCCACGCATGTACCAACTTATTTTAAATATTTCTTCTTTAACCTCTGCCGCTTGCCGATCAAATGTCTTTAAAAAGTCCTCAAGGTCAGAGTGCTCGACATAGCCTAGGCGGTTACGAAAAAATTTGATTGGTCCAAATTAACAGTTACTGAATCTTCAGTTTCACATGTAGCGCACTTAATATGAGACTTGGGCATAGTCCATTTTTCTTTGTTTTCTTCTAATTTTTTCTTAATAGCTGCATATAGGGCACGATCGCTATTCTTAACCCACTCAACAATAAATTCTTTTTCGTTAACAATGCCGTCTGGTACTTGAACACTGTCAATACTGTTAATAAACAATTGAGTTTGTACGTCTGCTAAATTTTTGTAAACTAGATCAACTTGTACCTGTTGATCTTGCTCATCTGACATAGTGCCAACTTGTGCTAACATCTTTTGTAATTTAAAATTTTCTATATTAATTTCAGTAAGTTCTTTGTAACTTAATGGGCGTAGGGTAACTGTTAGCTCTCCTACTTGAATTTTATTATCAAAAGTTAATCCGCTATAGTATTCTAAGAATGTACGCAGATCAATATCGAATTCATTTTCAGTTCCGCAGTTAGTGCAGGTGTGTCTAATTCCAAGTAGTTCACCAAATGTAGCAATTCTGATAGCAGTTACAATGCTGTCTACATCTAGTGTAGGCATCTTACTAGCATCTTTAATAAAAGGGCAGCAACTCTCAATAACTTTAACTGTTGCTTCGCCGGTAAACAAGGCATCTGGAGTCTTGTACATAATTTCGTCCATGCCGTTCATACCAAAAATTGGTACGTTGTTATAGTCACCGTGAAACGCACCTTCTTCGTAGAATAGTCCTTTGCTGGGCAAAGAGATGTAGATTTTAGGCTGGCGATAGTACTTCTGTAGAGGGTTTGTTGGGTTCATTTTTACTCCCGATAAATATAATGTATCCTTATTTATATACGCAGTTTTCCAGGAAAAATAATATGTCAATAACCAAAGATGAAATGGTAGCAGCACTTAAAGAAGCAAGTAAACTTGGCTATCTTGGAGGCATGTCTGGTGGAGGTGGAGGTGGTACTTCCGGGGGTGGAACAGGAGGCGGCAGTGATATCGGATCAGGTCGATTTGGTAAAGAACTGGGTGCTGCTGGAGATGCCGCTAAAGGATTAGGCACTGCGGCTGCAACAGTTGCGTCAAAACTTGCAGAAGGCGGAGCTCGAGTTAGTGATGCTACTGATGCATTGGCAGCAGGGTTTGGTGGCCTTGGTGCTACCGGATCAGCTTTTGGCACAGTTCTTGAAAAAGGTTCTAAAGCACTTGCATCCTTAGGACAAAACCTAGATAAAAATATTGACACTTGGAGAAAGTTATCTGACACTGGTCTATCGTTTAACAACGATGTCATAGAGATGAAAAATCAAGCAAGTGCTGCTAGGATGAGCATTGCTGAAATGAGTGAAGTAATGCAGAAGAATAATTCTTCAATGCTGGGATTCGGAGCAACTAGTGCTGAAGGTGCTAAAAAGTTTACTAAAATGGCTGATTCGTTTTTTACTAGTGGTCTAGGCGAACAACTTCGAGGCATGGGCTACACTACCAAAGAGCTTAACGATGTGTTAGCTGTTAGTATATCGGGATCAAAACTTAAAGATCTAAAAGACAAAGACGGTCAAGATAGATCTCTTAAAGCAGCAGCGAGCCTAGCTACTGAAATGGATGCTGTTGCTAAGATAACAGGACAGAGTAAACAAGAACAACTTGACGAATTACGTCGCAAGGCTACTGACGGCCAACGTATGGCCGCTATTGATGAAGCTATTGCTAAAGGTGGTGTAGGTGCAAAAGAAGCGTTTGATGCAATCAGTGCTAACGGTAAACTGATGGGACCACAGTTTCAGAAACTTGCAGAAGACATGGCTTCAATGGGCCGCCCGTCAGAAGGTATGGAAGCAGCATACGGTCTATTAAGTGCTGATGCTAAAAAATTGATGAGTGAAGCAGGTGAAGCTGCTCGCAGTGGTGACAGAGAACGTGCGGCAATGCTGACAAAACAAGCCGCAGCTGAGCAAGCTGCTTTTCAAAATACTAGTCAGTACAGAACAATGGCTGCACAAGCAGGCATTAAAGAAACTCAAGAAAGTTATGCACAGGGTGCTAAGTTTAGAAATGCTCTTGCAGATGCAGGCGGCAATATAAACAATGTTGAAGAGTCAATGAAAAAACTTGACGATCAAGTCAAAAAAGAACAACAGGCCGGCAGCAAAGACGATCCAAATGCAACAGGCGGCCAAGCAATTACTAAATTTGCAGTTGATGTTGAAAGTCGAGGAAGAGATTTAACCAAAACAATAAACGATAAACTCATACAGCCATTAGCACAAAAAGATGTTGGCCCAGCAATAGCTAAACTTTATAAGGCTTTGAATTTAGATTCACCAACAGTAGTTGATGAAGAACTTGGAAAACCTATTGGAGCAGGTTACGATAAAGCTAGACTTAGTAGAATAGCTTCAGAAGAAGCAGGTGATAAATCAGGGCCTAACACAGGTGTTGGCAAAACTGATGCAGCCTCTAAAGATGTAAAAGATTTTAATGCATTACTTAACGGCAACCAAAAACAATCTGATGCTGCTCTTAAAGTTTTAGAAAAGATTGCTAATGAGAAATCTATGTCTAAAGAAGATGTAGTTAAAGGTGCAATGGCAAACAAAGGTGCAGGCATGGCCGACCTTGTTAGTCAGATTAAGAAAGAGTTGCCTGCTACTGAACAGCCTGGATATAAAGATGCAAAGAAAGCAGAGTTAGAAAAATCAACAGGAAAATTAGTCAATCCTGGTAGTGAAAAACCTGTGTTAGAAGGAGTTGGCGCAGGGATTGATGCACTAGGCGGATTGTTTAGGTCTGCTAGTCCAGGTTTTGTTTCTGTTGTTGGCGGTGTTGAAGTTACTGGAGTTAAAGCTAAAGCAGTTGGTGGCATAATTGAAAAACCTGAACTTATTCTTGCAGGTGAAGCTGGCCCCGAAGCAATTTTTAATAAAACACAACTTGAAAGTTACACTGCTAAGATTATGGGAGCAGCAGCTGGTGCAATGCCCAAGATGGATGCTCCTAAGTTAGATTTGTCTAGCATGTCTAAATCAATTAGCACTAGTATTAGTTCTGTTAGTGGAGGCGGTGAAACTACTACTAAACGAGTACAAAATGACAGTAGTAAAGATGCTGAAAAAGAATTAGCCTCTATTAAAGAACAGATGCAAGCTGAACGAAATGCTCTTAGAGAAAAGTTAAAAGCTCAAATAGGTGACGGAAGTAAACTAGGTGGCGGGTCAGTCGCCAAAGAAATGCGAACTGGAGACGAAGGTAAAGGAATAGCTGAAAAGTATAAAGCTATGATGGAGCCGTTACAGAAACAAATTGATGCTGGAATCAGTTTTGAAACTACTAAGAAAGCAGCAGCCATTGAAGAAACTACTAAAATGGTTAGTGAGCAATTGGCAATTACTAAAACTAGTAATAGTACACTGGCCGATATGTACAAAGATGATAGTAAATCTAAACTAGATATTGCTAAGAAAACTAACGCTGATGCATTTAAAGAAGCTGATTTAGCTAAAGGAGTAATTGGCACTTCAGTAAAAGGTATGAGTGAAGACATGATCAGCTCTATGATACCAAAAGGTGCAAAGATTGAAGATTATTATGTCGATATGAACGACAAGATACAAAGTTATTCAGCTGATACTGTGGCAAAAATGGAAAAAACTGCTAAAGATTCTGCTAATGTAGTTGAGTCATATTCAACTACAATATCTTCATCTAGTAAAAAAATGGCAACAGATATAGCAAGTTCATTACCCGGCACAACATCTAAGACTATGGCTGCACCATCAGCAATGCAATCAGTTACGTCAATGGGGAAAATGACACTAAACGATGATCAACGTAAAATCTTTGATGAAATGATGTCGTTAAATGACAAACAAGCTAACGAAAAATTAGAATCTCTTAAAGCAGAAGAAGCAGCAGCAAACGCAGCTAATAAAGCTGCATATACAGCAAGAGATGCGTTAGAAGAAAGATATGAAGCAGAAGGCAAGAGCTTAAAAGATCTATCATCGGAAGATAAAAAACGATACGACGAACTTACTGCTCAGATGAATCAAACAGTTAACGGCGCTGACAAGGCTCGAGAATCAATTGCCGCTGCTGAACGTGCTGAATCAACTAGACAAAATTTACAAAAAATGGGTTATGATGTTTTGACTCAGCAAGAAGAAGCCAAAGTAAAAATTGTTGAAACCAACGCTGAACAAATTAAATCTTACATAGCTGAATCACTTCCAGTTAAAGATATGGCTGCTAAACAAGAAGAATTCCAATCTCAGTTTACAGAAAGTCAACAAAAGATCCTTGACGACTACAAAGGTTATAGCGAAGGTAATCGTGTTGCCCACGCCGAAGCTATGGAATCTGGTATTAAAGAAGATACTGAAACTGCAAAAATAATTGCTGATCGAATTTCTAAAATGAAAGCTGACATTGGAGATAGACAAGCTACAGAAGAAGAAACGGCAGAACTTGCAAATCAAGAAGCAAACAAAAAACTGTTTGAACGTCGAGTTGGCGAAAAAACAGAAATGCTTGATATTATGCAGAATTTAGAAGGCTACAGTGCTAAACGTGAATTAGAACTCAAACAGAAAACAGCTAAAGATGTTACTGCTGAAGATAAGAAAACTGATGCAATTACTGCAGCCGCTAAAGCCGCCTGGGACTCAGCTGTTCCGGAAAAATTAAACACTTCGGTTGTATCAGAAGCACCAAAACGCAAAGTAATGAGCACAGCAGACATGATGGCAGGTGGAATGGACATTGGCCCTAACGGTATGCCAATTATGAAAAAGATTGATACTGCTAAAAATAGTATACCAGCTAAGCCTGCAGATGCAGATGCCGCCAGAGAAGACGCAAAATTCAAAAGACAAGCTGAAGAGAAAAAAGCAGAAGCTGCTAAAACGGCTGAAAAAAAGCCCGATGCTAAAGCAGCAACTAAAGAATCTACTCTCTCTGACGTGGTATCGGCGCTGAATACGTTAAATAAACAGATGGGCCAACTAATAGCAGTCAGTGAAGAAGGCCATAAATCTACAACCAAAGCTACTAAAAGCACTGCTGGTAACATATACGCGAGATAACAAACATGTCATGGAAAAAGTATTTTACACCTGCGTCAGTTAACACTGATTCCGGAAACTATAGCCCAATAGGAAACAGTTCATCTCGTCCGGGCCCAGCCCAAGCAAACTACTCTAGTTTCTTACCAGACGTCTACACAGGTGCTCCTAATCGTATTGATCGCTATTTGCAGTACGATACAATGGACATGGACAACGAAGTCAATGCAGCCCTAGACATTCTAGCAGAATTCTGCAGTCAAAAGAACAAAGAAAACAACACACCATTTAGTTTATTCTATAGAAATAAAGCTACAAATAGTGAAATTGCTATCCTTCGAGAGTACCTACAGCAGTGGTGTAAGCTACAAAAATTTGAAACTAGAATCTTCCGTATCGTGCGTAACGTGTTCAAATACGGCGATGCGTTCTTTGTTCGCGATCCTGAAAATAAGAAATGGATGTACATTGACACTGGCAAGATTACCAAGATCATTGTGAATGAAAGTGACGGTAAAGCACCAGAACAGTATGTTATCCGTGACCTAAATCCTAACTTCCAGCACTTAGTTGTTACACAGATCAATCCTAATTCTCAAAATACCAACAACCGCGGAACATCATTTGTTGCTGGCGGAGCAGCCGCTCGCGGCCAGCCTGGCGCATATCCAAGTAGTCAAAGTTCACGATTTAGTAGCGGACAGGACGAAGTTGCTGTTGATGCAAAGCATGTTATACATTTAAGTTTATCAGAAGGTCTTGACAACAATTATCCATTTGGTAATAGCTTGTTAGAAAGCATTTTTAAAGTTTACAAACAGAAAGAACTGCTTGAAGATGCTATCATTATCTATCGTATACAACGTGCTCCAGAACGTAGAATCTTTTATATTGACGTGGGAAATATGCCAAGTCATTTGGCTATGAGCTTTGTTGAGCGTGTAAAGAACGAAATACATCAAAGACGTATTCCAAGTTCAACAGGTGGAGGCAACAACGTTGTTGATAGTGCCTACAATCCGTTAAGTATCAACGAAGACTACTTCTTTCCGCAGACAGCAGAAGGTCGTGGAAGTAAAGTAGAAACACTTCCGGGCGGTACTAACTTAGGTGAAATTGATGACTTAAAGTACTTTACTAACAAGTTATTCCGTGGCCTACGTATTCCGTCAAGCTACTTGCCAACAGGCGCAGATGACAGCCAATCACAATATAACGACGGACGAGTTGGTACTGCATACATTCAAGAACTGCGTTTTAACAACTATTGCCAGCGTTTACAAAGTCTAATGCAGGATGTTTTTGACCAAGAATTTAAATTATATTTGAATGAACGTGGTGTAAACATTGACTCAAGTTTGTTTGAAGTACAGTTTCAAGCACCACAGAACTTTGCTACCTATCGTCAAGCAGAGCTAGATGGACAACGTGTACCACAGTTCCAAACTATGAGTCAGATCCCATTCATGAGCAAGCGTTTTGCTATGAAACGCTTCTTAGGTATGAGCGATGAAGAGATGGCGGAAAATGAGCGCATGTGGGCTGAAGAGAATGGAAAAGGCAGTGCTATTCCTACTGACAGCTCAGGCGAACTACGTGGCGCAGGCATTAGTTCAGCAGGTATTGAAAGTGACTTAGGTGACTTATCTGATGACACTGCTCCCCCAGAAGTTGGCGGAGCAGACATTACAGGTGGCATGCCTGCGGCTCCTGGTGCGGCACCGGCAGCAATGCCACCGGTAGCATAAATACTACTATGATACTTAGAGAATTATTTTATGCTGATAAAGATATGCAGGCCATTTCAAATGACCTGCAATATTCAGCCAGCCAAGACGATAGTCCTTTGAAAAGAAAAGATACTCGTAAGACAAGATTAACCTTACGACAGATCAACGAACTAAGAAAAGCTTCTGAAAGCCATATATTAGAACAAGAAAAAGATTTAGAACTTGTACAGCAAATGTACATGACGCCGGCTGCACCGCCCGCGTAATAAATAACTCGATGACGATTTTTTCTAAAATCGTCTAAAATTCCACCATTATAACGTTTATATTACAATTAAGTGTAAATATATCGACAGCCTTTACAATCTAATTAGGAGACAAACATGACTGATCGTTCAAAGTTCGAACAGATGCTAGAGCATCTTGTTAATGAAGAAAGTGATAAAGCCAAAGAGCTTTTCCATCAACTAGTAGTTGAAAAATCTCGTGAAATCTACGAAAACATTTTAGCAGACGACTTCACAACTGAAGCCGACGGCGATGACGAGGAAGAAGACGACCTTGAAGAAGCAACTAAAGACGAAGATGATGAAGATATGGAAGAAAGTTTTGGCTTTGCTGAAGGTGACGATGAAGAAGACACAGGTGACATTGGCGGCGACGCCGGTGACGACTTTGTAAGCGACATCGATGCTGGTGACGAAGGTGACGAAGAAGGCATGGGCGGCGAAGGCGATATTGAAGATCGCGTAGTTGACCTAGAAGATGCACTTGACGACCTACGTGCCGAATTTGAAGCATTAATGGGCGACGAAGAAGGCGGCGACATGGGCGGAATGGACGACATGGGCGGCGATGATATGGGTGCTGGCGACATGGGCGGAATGGACGACATGGGCGGCGAAGAAGAATTAGAAGACAGCTTCATGCGTGAGTACGTAGAGAAAGTTGGCAACCCAAAGCATGGCGACAACGGCGCAAACACCAAGTCAGTTATGGCAAAAGCAAACAATATGGGCGGTACAACTGCTAATATCGTAAAAGGTGGTGAGAGCACAACAGGCGGCACAAAAGGCGGCTTGTTAAATCCATCAACTAAAGAAGAAAACTTTGGTAACGTTAATGTCCCAGGCGGTAACGCAGGTAAGACAGCGTTTAAGAAGAAAGAAGCTGGACACGGCGCTGAGAAAAAAGCAACTGGCGACAATGGCGACAGAAGTGCTGATAGCCCGTTAAATGGCGCTCCTAGAAGAGCAAAGTAAGTAGATAAAGATGAACTATCTTCGAGAAAACCTGAGTTTCGACCAAGCGAGAGTAGTCGTTGAATCCGATGGCGAGAATGGAAAGAACCTTTACATGAAGGGAATTTTCATTCAAGGCGACAAGAGGAATCAGAATCAGCGTGTTTATCCTGGAAGAGAGATTGCCAGGGCTGTCAAAACCCTGAACGATCAAATTGCAGGTGGGTACTCAGTACTTGGCGAAGTAGATCATCCAGATGACTTAAGAATCAACCTTGACCGTGTGAGCCATATGATCACAGAAATGTGGATGGATGGCGCAGACGGTTACGGAAAATTAAAAATCTTAGCAACACCTATGGGACAACTAGTGAAAACTATGTTAGAAAGTGGCGTGAAGTTAGGAGTATCAAGCCGCGGATCCGGAAATGTCAGCGATGGCAGTTCCGGTGAAGTATCAGATTTTGAGATTATCACAGTTGATGTGGTAGCTCAACCTAGTGCCCCTGGCGCATACCCTACACCAATTTATGAACACCTGATGAATAGTCGCGGTGGTTATAACAGCTTACGCATAGCGCAAGAGGTTAAAGGTGACCCTAAAGCACAAAAATATCTCAAAGAGAGCTTATTAGGTATAATAAGCAAACTCCAATAAAGAGGAGAATCACATGTTGGACGCACTAAAGAATTTGTTTGAAAACAACGTGGTTTCGGAAGAGATCAAAGAATCTATTGAGGCTGCTTGGGAAGCTCGCATTGTCGAGAACCGCACACAAGTAACTCAACAGCTACGTGAAGAATTTGCTCAACGCTATGAACATGACCGTCAGGTTATGGTCGAAGCAATTGACCGCATGTTAGGCGATCAGTTGAAAGAGGAAATTCAGCAGTTTGTAGAAGATCGTAATCAATTAGCAGAAGCTAAGGCAAAGTATGCAGTAAAAATGCACAACGATGCTAACCTAATGAAAGAGTTTGTTACTCGTCAATTAGCTAGTGAAGTTAAAGAATTACACGAAGATCAAGTACAAATGGCTTCTAAGTTTCACACACTTGAGAAGTTTGTCGTAGAAGCTTTGGCTCAAGAAATCGCAGAGTTCCATACAGACAAGCAAGACATTGCAGAAATGAAGGTACGTTTGGTACGCGAAGGCCGTCAGGCACTAGCTTCCATGAAGGAACAATTCATTAAACGTGCAGCTACGTTGGTCGAGAATACAGTTGAAAAGACTCTTACCAAAGAGATTGGTCAATTGAAAGAAGACATCGAAGCAGCTCGTCGTAACGATTTTGGTCGTAAATTATTCGAAGCTTATGCAAGCGAATATCAAAACAGTTACTTAAACGAAAAATCAGAAACAGCTAAATTGCTCAAAGTCATAGACAAGAAAGATCTACAAGTTGCAGAGGCTCATCACGCTGTAGCACAAGCAACTCAGATCCTAGAAAGCAAGGAAGCACAAGTTAAAGCTCTAATGGAGAGCAAAGACCGTCAAGAAATTATGAATGAATTAGTAGCACCTTTGGGCAACACCCAGAAAGCTATTATGACAGAATTACTTGAGAGTGTACAAACTGGCAAACTACGCAGTAGTTTTGACAAGTACCTTCCAGCAGTTATTGCTGGCGAAGCTCCACAGAAGAAGAAGGCACTAGTAGAGGCAAAAGAAGTCACAGGCAACAAAGAAACCCACAGCGTCGGTAGCAGCGAGCACGAAAGTAATATTTTCAATATGCGTCGTCTAGCTGGAATTAAACATTAATTAGGAGAAAATAAATGTCAGAACTACTAACAGGCCGTTGGGCAGAAACAAAAGAAGCACTTCTTGAAGGCCTTCAAGGCACTAAGAGATCTGTAATGGCATCTACACTAGAGAACACACGTAAGTATCTAGCTGAGAGTGCAAGTACAGGTGCTACTTCTGCCGGAAACGTCGCAACATTAAATCGTGTGATCCTTCCAGTGATCAGACGTGTCATGCCAACAGTTATTGCTAACGAGTTGGTCGGTGTACAACCAATGACTGGACCAGTTGGTCAAATCCATACGCTACGTGTTCGCTACAGCGACACAGTTAGCGGCACATTTGGCGCTAACGCTGGTGAAGAAGCACTAAGCCCATTCAAGATTGCTGAAGGTTATTCCGCAAGCAATGGCTCTGCTGCTACTGCTGCATCAACTGCATCCCTAGAAGGTGCGGCTGGTAAGCGTATGAGCATCCAGATCTTGAAACAAACAGTTGAAGCTAAGACACGTAAGTTATCAGCTCGCTGGACATTCGAAGCTGCTCAAGATGCACAAGCCCAACAAGGTATTGACATCGAAGCAGAAATCATGGCTGCTCTTGCACAAGAGATCACAGCTGAGATTGACCAAGAAGTTCTTGGTTCTTTAGCAACTTTAGCTGGTTCACAGAACTTGCAGGCTTATAACCAAGCTGCTGTTTCTGGTACTGCTACATTCGTTGGTGACGAACATGCTGCTCTTGCAGTTATGATCAACCGCGTTGCTAACACTATCGCCCAGCGTACACGTCGTGGTGCTGGTAACTGGGCAGTTGTAAGCCCAACAGCATTGACAGTTCTTCAGTCTGCTACTACAAGCGCATTCGCTCGTACAACAGAAGGCACATTCGAAGCACCTACAAACACTAAGTTTGTTGGTACATTGAACAATGCTATGAAGATCTATGTAAACACTTATGCACAGAATGATGATGTATTAGTTGGTTACAAAGGTGCTAACGAAAGTGATGCAGCAGCATTCTATTGCCCATACATTCCATTGATGAGCAGTGGTGTTGTTCTAGATCCAGCAACATTCGAACCAGTCGTATCATTCATGACACGTTATGGTTATGTAGAGTTAAGCAACACTGCTTCTTCTCTAGGTAATGCAGCTGACTATCTAGGCAAAGTTACATTAACTGGCCTAGCATTTAGCTAATCAACTTACCGCAAGGTACGTTACTTACAAAGGACTCTTCGGAGTCCTTTCTCTTTATGTGATAAATACTTTGTATGATTTACACAGGGTAGATCTTATGCGGAAATCCAACCGCGTACAGCCTAGAACGCTGTTTTTCTTAAGGAGAAATTAAAATGGGACGTCCTTTAAATAAAAAATATTTTGGTAACCGCAACACAGGTTCCGCAAGCACCGCAGCTGATAATTCTATCGGTGGTGGAGCAGTTGCTAGTGTTACATTAAACGCATTAGGCGCATATACAACTCGCCCAACAATTACATTTGCAGTGCCAACACTACCAGGTGGTGTTCGTGCTACTGGTACTATTACTTCTGAAGTTGTTAGTGCCGCAGTCAGCGGTACACAAACTCGTGCTTATCCAACAGCCGCAGCCGCAATTGGTTTCAATACTGCCGGTTCGACCTTTACAGCAACCGTAACCAGCGCCGCTCTAACAACTGTAGTTCGCGCAAGTGCTACAACAATAGGTTTTGATGCTGCCAGCGCAAACCTTGCCATAAGTGGTAACAGTATTCACATTACAGGCGCAAGTATCACAGGTACATTATCAATTGGTGGTGTAGCAATTGCCGCTGGTCAAATTTATTATACAGGTGCTCCAAGTACCACTACATCAGCAACATTGTATGCCACATATGCTGACGCAGTTTCTGCAACTAACCCATTAACTATTGTTGCTGGTACAGGCGTTGGCGGTGCAACATTTACACACGGTGTTACATTTGGTGCAGTGACAGCATTAACTCCAGTTGCTCGTGGTTCATATGAAGCATTAGTTGCAAGCGGCGATGCTGTAGTTGCTACAGCTGGTGTAGGTTCTGGACTAACAATCACTCCAACATATCGTGCTAAAGCAGTTGTCATTACAGAAGCAGGTTCTGGATACACAGCAGCACCAACACCGACATTTACACAATCAGTAACAGCTACATCAGTTAACATGTTAGTTGACAGTGGTAACATTCGTACAACTGGAAATCAAGAAAATGCTATTTTGATGACAGCATTCTTAACTGGTGGATCAGCATTACCAGTTGACATTATTAAACAAGTATCTACTAACCGTTTTAGAGTAACTGATGGTACACTTACTGGTATTGTTAAATTAACAGATTCATTAGCCAATGCCGCAGGTGAAGGCAGCGTTCGGTTACTTGACACAGATGGCGGCACATATTTTGCTACTAAACTTACAGCACGTAAAGCTGTTATTACTCGTGGCACTGGCACACAAACAGCATTTGTTACAGGTACATCAGTTCCGTGGAACATGACTGCTGCAACTGCAACATCATTGTTAATCGATAACGCTTAATTAGGTCTGGGGACTTCGGTCCCCTACTAAGGATAATAGATGTCAAAGATATTAAAAATTACCGATGGTGATTATAAGATTAAAACCAGAAACTATGGCAGTATCACTTTAGATACTGGCATTGAAGTGGGTGAAGTAATTGTTACTGGTTCCTTGACAGTACGAGGGAATACAACAACAGTTAATTCTGAAACTTTAACTATTGTTGACCAACGTATTGAACTTAATGTTGGCGAATCTGGGCCGGGAGTAACAACTAAACCAACTGACACTAGTTTAGAGTCAGGAATTTTAATCCATCGTGGTGCTAATAATACTGCTGCTAGTAGAGATGTTCTAGTAGTGTTCAAAGAAGTAGAGCCAGGCTTCCCATCAACTGCCATTGCCGGGCGCGGCACAATACAATTCAAATATTCTAACGGCGATCCAGTTGCTATCAGCACTAACAGTATTAGTGTGCCAGGTAACGGAAATCTTGGATTGATTAATGCAGGTAATGGTTATGTTACAGTATCTGGTACTACTAATTATGAACTCAATGCGTTTAGTTATACTGCATGGAATCTCGCTGGCAGTCCACGTGCAGCATATGCTATTCCTAACGCATTGATAACAGTAGTTGACGATGACGTTATACCAAATGCAAAAGGTCTGGTGGACTTTGTTGATGCATCACTTTACTATTATAGAAGTCCTTTGCTATCAGAAGGCGATACTACAGTAAGAACATACGATGCCCAGGCACCTTTCTTAAATTCACCTAGTAGAATTGAGTTTACAGTTGACGGCAGTTTAAGAGGAAAATTTATTGCCACAGGATTAGATGTTGATAATGTTAATATTTTTACAAATACTATTAATAACGCAACTAACAATTTAATTTTATCTGCTACAACTACTAATACTGTAGAAGTCAATGCATTGTTACAGTTAAATAATCAAGCAAGTGATATAACCGTAGCAGTAACAACTGCAACTCAAATATATACAAAAGCTGCTGAAGGTCCTGGACGTACTGGAATTTATTTTACCAACGATACAGCCTATGGAGCAAACGCATATAACAACGATGAATTAGTAAGTAAGAACAGAGCAGTATTGCTAAGTATCTTACTATAAGGAAAGAACATGGCGATTAAAAATACAGCAATTCCAGCAACAACTGATACGGCAATTTATACTAGTAGCGGAAATAATGCTATTACAACTATCATTGTATGCAATACTAATACAACTCCTACTACTGGAGATAGAACATTAACATTGTATGCAGTAGAACACTCTGGTGCAGCCGTAGGAACTCCTAGTACTGGAAATATGATAGTTCAAACTTTAACAATTCCTGCAGGGGATACTATAAGTTTTGATCAAGAAAAAATGGTGTTAGCTGACTTTGATAGTGTTGTAGCTTATGCCAGCGGAACTGGAATAACAGCAACAGTAAGTACATTACCGGTATAAGACAATGAGATTTTTAAAAACGTTAACACTCAATCGTAGATCAGTTTATGATGACAGATTAGCTATCAATACTGATAGCGAAGTCATTATGAATACTACTGCGTCACTGTTAGTACCTTACGGAACTACTGGCGAACGTACTAGTGACGTTAACGGCATGGTCCGATACAATGCCACTACGAAAGAATTTGAAGGATATCAAGGCGGCGTAGCAGGAGCAACAGGTGGAGGTCAATGGCGTCCTTTTAGATTTAAAGAACCTAATGGTGTTGTTTTACAAGATGTTGGACCAGCTGATGGACCAACGGATACTCAAACTGTATTTGGTCCATTAACGCCTGATCCATTTTTATACGCTACCCACCAATCTGATATAGATACAAATTCAGTACTGTACCCTTCAGGTTGGGTTGCTGGCCAAATGGCTAAAAATATACTAGTAATTACTGAAACTATTGTGCAACTAGGTGGTGTAAACTTTAACATTGTACAAGATCCAACTACTACTGGAACAGGCGATGAAATTACAACCGGTGCATTTGTAGACGGCGTTGAGTATGTAATTACTAATGTAGGCGATACCGACTTCATTGCATTGGGTGCAAGTGCAAATACAGTTGGGGTCGTTTTCACTACTGCACCAGCAAGCGGTGGTGGCAACGGCACTACAGGTAAAGTAAGAAAGACAGGCACATACTTAGAGTTTTACACTGCGGTTCCTGCAGGCCGTTCTGTGCATATTATTCACAACCTAAACCAATAACAATCTACTATAAATAGTGTATTGGAGCTGAATATGGCGAATGCACTAGGTAGAATTTCTGGTCAATTATTAAAAAATAACCTAACCCGCAACGGCCAGGATCTTGTATTTGACGATCTTGGCACTACTGATCCCGTATTAAAACTCAATGTAACTAATCGTTATGTTAGCATTAACTCTGACACTACATTAAGAGATTTATTTGTTAACGAAAAGATACGTACTACTAATTTAATATCTGTAGATCGATTAAACGATCCGTTAGACGCATCCCCTCTCAAATTAAGCATTAGTGGAACTACCATTATTTCTAGAGATAATCTTAATTTTTCCGCAGCCACGCAAGTAAATGCAAACATTATTCATACTGATAACATACGTATTGATAACAGGGTAATATCAACTAGAACTCTTAATACAACTTTAGATTTTAGTCCAGCAGGATCATTAGACATTTATAATGTGTTAAATGTCACTGGTAACTTACGAGCATGGGATGCTGGACCTGGAACTGGAAATATTACCCTAGACGGTAATATTACGTTTGGCAGCACAGACCAATCTGGAACTAATGCAGATACCATTTCGTTTAATGCAGATATCAATACTGATATTAATCCTAATCTAGATGAAACATATCGGTTAGGATCTACTACACAACGTTGGGAAGGGTTATATACTGAACTAATTAATGGTGAACAGGTATCAACAATAGGACTATCTTCCAGCGGCGTTAATTTAGTATTGAGACCTGGAAAAAGTTGGTACGTTGCTACTAACGGGTCAGACACAAATGTTGGCAATCATCAGAGTGGCCCCTTTGCCACAATTAAACATGCGCTCGACGAATCATCTGCCGGCGACACTGTTTACATTTATCCAGGAACCTATACAGAACAATTTCCGCTAACGGTCCCAGTTGGGGTAGCTGTTAAAGGTACCGGCATTCGCTCAGTAACGGTGCAACCTACTGCGCTTACACAGTCAAACAATGCGTTTTTACTCAACGGTGAAACTACTGTTAGTGATTTAACCGTTAAGGATTTTTATGCTCCAGGTTACGCATTTAGTTTTGCTCCTGGATTTACTGTATCTACCCGTAGTCCTTATGTACAAAATATAACAGTACTCACAAAAGGTAGTGTTACATCGCCAACTGATCCGAGAGGATTTGACGAAGGTGATGCAGGCGGCGGCGCCTATGTTGACGGTAGTCTGGCAACATCAGCTAGTAAAGAAGCTAGTATGTTGTTCCACAGTGTAACATTTATTACCCCGGGTGTAGATGCTCTAACAATGACCAACGGTGTTCGTGTAGAGTGGTTAAACTCGTTTACTTACTTTGCTAATAAAGGTCTATATGCAACAAACGGTACACTGGGGTTTGGCAGTTCTGTTGTAGGTTTTGACAGCATCGTAGGATTTTACGGACAAAACGGAGTTGTATTAACTGGCGATGGCTCTAAAACTGTCACCGTCAATGTTTCTCTTACTGGTCTAATTACTATTGTTAGCATAGACGTTGGTGCTGTATCCGGATATTATATATCAACTGGTGGCACAACCTGGGTTGTTACTTTAGGAAAGTTTGGCGCTGAACTACGTAGTATAGGATCTGCAAACGTCTATGGTAACTACGGCGCCGAAGCAGATGGTGCAAGTACACTAATGTACTTGATACAGCATAATTTTGCCTATATTGGAACTGGAAAAGATTTTAGTAATGATATATCGTTAGTAATTCAAGCCAACGAAACAGTAGAACTTAATAGCGGAAAAATATATTATCAAGGTTATAATAGAGGCAAGTGGAGAGTAGGCGACGCATTTAGTGTTGATCATGCAACTGGTATAATATCTATTAACGGAGTTTCAGTAAGTGCTGGAGGTGTTACATCGATTAATTTTCTTAACGGCACAGACGAAACAGTTATTAATTCTAGACAAGTAACTACCGGTAACGTTAAATTTAGCAATAATTTAATAACAACTTTATCGGGCCCAATTAATTTAGTCGGCGGCACCGGAGAGATTAACTTAAATGCTAACACATCTGTAACTGATAACTTAGATATTACTGGCAATCTCAACACTGACGGTACTCTAACTATTGGTAATGCATACATTGACATTGTTAGATTTGAAGCTCCTGTAGAATTTGATCTACGTCCCAAAACAGATGACGATTATACTCTAGGTGGTCCAACAAACAAACGTTGGGACTTTGTATACCTAGACACTTCGTACATCGGCAACTACAAATTAGAAAATGCTACTATCTCAACAGTAGCAGGCAGTGCTGACGTTGAGCTAAGAGCTGACGGTGCCGGAAGAATTTTTGTAAATCAAGACAATGCTGAATTTGATCAAGATTTAACAGTTGACGGTACAACTACTTTAAAAACTACAATAATAACCGGCGAGCTAACACAATACGGTGATTACTTACAAACAGGTAACACTCTACAAACTGGTAATAGAGAGATTACCAATACATTAGATGTAACTAACAACGTATATTTTGATAACATAAACATTGTTGACAATAGAATTCTTACCACAAATTCTAATGACAATTTAGAATTACGTGCAGTTGGTTCAGGCATTGTAGTGTTCAATGATAATACACAGTTTAGTCAAGCAGCCCTATTTGGTACATTAGAAACCAATGGACTAACCAACTCTGGAACGATTACATCAGACATTTTTACAGACGGTGATATAGAGATTAATGACAACTATATTACTACGACTGTGGGTAATAACGATCTTAGACTAGTCCCTAACGGCACAGGAAAAGTATCATTACCTTTAGATCCTGTAGCAATAACTCAAAAGTTAACTGTAGAAGACGATGCTATACTAAAAAATGTTGCAATCAACGGAGATCTAGATCACCTAGGTAATACTACGCAAACAGGTAACGTAGTTCAAACTGGAAACTTTGAGCTATCAACGGATCTAACAGTCACGGGAACCGATGCATTCTTTACAGATGTACGTATAATTAACAATCGTATTGCAACATCAACAGGAAGTAATAACTTAGAGCTACGTGCCAACGGCACTGCAATTATTAAAATTGCAGATAGTGCTGCTTTTGGACAACCACTAACTGTTAACGGCGTCACAACAACTTCTACAATTAGTGCTACAACTGGAACAATCACATCAGATATATTCTCAGATAGTGATATAGAAATTAACGACAATTATATCACAACCACTGTTGGAAATAACAATTTAATTTTAGCAGGTAGTACTACTGGCGGTCCTAAACTTGAACAAATTAAATTTAATGCAAGCACTATTAGTACAGAAACTACCAATCAAGGATTTACCTTAACAATTCCTAGTGGCAATCTTAATATTAACGCAGCCACTGCCTTAAAAGTTCCAGTTGGAACCACAATAGATCGTCCAACATTGACCCAAGGTGAGTTTAGATTTAACTCAACTGACAATTTATTTAGAGGATACAGTTCAGCTACAGTTAGTTTTGCAGGAGTATATTCTGCAGACAGACGGACTTCAGTGCTAGCGCACCCAACAAATAATACACTATTGTTTACTACTAATACCTTAAACAATATGACGGTTAGTGCATCTGGGTTAACTGTAAACTCACTCACTGTTGATAACAATACAACATTTGCAACTAACATAATTTCAACAGCAGTTACTAATAATGACTTGTTCTTAACTCCTAATGGTCTAGGCAAGGTAGTGATAGATGACATTTCATTATTAAGCAATGAAATTATTAACTCGGCCAATACCGCACTAGTCTTACAAAACACTGGAAGTGGATATGTAAGATTTGGAGGCACAGGTGGTATTGCACTACCTGCTGGTCCTACAGTAGTTGACACTACTGGAGTAGAACTAGGTGACCTTCGCTATAATACAGACTTGAGCATTCCAGAAATATTTAACGGAGTTGACTATGTTGGCTTTGTTTCAGAAAATGCCGCACTGCTCAGCGCAGACGAAGTCCAAGAGATTACCAATCTTTGGGCCCTTGTAATCGGTTAAAACCCAAAACAGCTAAATACAATTACTGTAAAAGTTGGCAAACTTTTACGATATTAAACTGTGGTAAACCCGCAATGCAAGGTGGTTAACCGTGAAACACGGGGTCTAAAGGAGCACTCATGAGCCAGCTTGGTCGTATTTCCGGTCAATTATTAAAAGACAACCTAACCCGCAACGGCCATGACTTAACGTTTGACAAGATTGTAGATGCTGATCCACTTGTAGCTAAAGACGGACTGCTTCATTTAGACGTTACTAACCGCAGAGTTGGTATTAATACTGAAACACCAGAATACGATTTAGACGTAGACGGTACAACAAGAACAACTGAGTTAGAAGTTACAACTCAAGCAGATATTGCTGACTTAACATTTACCACTGACACCATTACCAGCAATACTGGCATACTAAATCTAGCCAACGGCACCGGTGATCAGATTAATTATCAAGCAAAACTAGTAGTTGATAATGTTGAACTTGAAAATAATGTTATCTCAACTAACGCAGGCGCAAATTTAGAATTACGTCCAGATGGCACAGGCACGGTGGACATCTATGCAGACACTAATGTCTATGGTAATGTCTATGTAACAGGTAATATTCGTGCAGACGGCAACATTACTGTTGGTGATGCAAATACAGACAACATCACAATTAACGCTGATGTTAACAGCAATATTATTCCTGACGCTGATATTACATACCAATTAGGTAATGGCGGCACTGGCTATGTTGCAGATACAGAATTTACACTAGGTGACGTTGTAGTTACAGTAAGCGGATCAGGAACAATAGTAACATTATCAATCCCTGCAGCTGGCCCTACCTGGGTAGATACACTGACTGATAACGACATTGGTAAATCTTACCAATTAGCTATAGACGGTACACCGGGAAGCTACTCAGTAACCACATCAGGCGTATGGTCTGGCACAAATCCACAAGTAGTATCGACAACAAATGACGGTCTATTAGACGGCACGTATAATGTTAGCTCGATTAGGTTTGATCAAAAGCGTTGGGTAGACGTATGGGTTAAAAATTTATATACTGATGCTATTGTAACTGGAGACATCACAGTTGACAGCATTAATTTGAATTTAGTACAGGGTAAGATCTATTACGTTTCCACAAACGGTTCAGATACTAATGCAGGGCAGCATCAAAACGATCCGTTTGCCTCTGTTAAACATGCCTTAAGTATAGCTACTGCTGATGATACTGTTTACATCTATCCAGGTACTTATACTGAACAATTTCCCCTAACTGTCCCAACGGGAGTAGTAGTCAAGGGCACTGGCATTCGTTCAGTAAAAATTGTTCCTACTACAGCTACACGTTATAATGATGCGTTTTTACTTAATGGTGAAACAACTGTTGAAGACGTGACCATTGCAGATTACTTCAGCGGCGGAAACTATTTTGCAGTTACCTCAGCAGGCGTTGGCGAAACAGTAATGAATGTTGGCACTGCACCATTTGCTCACACATGGGTAAGTAGCGGAACTATTAATATTTCTGGTACAGCGTATAGTATCATTGCTGCTGTATACTCTCACACTACCGGAGTATTAACAGTAAATCATGTAGGCCCAGATGCAACCAGTGCAAGCCCCGTGTTCTTATCCGGACTAATATTCAGCTGCAATGGTGGCAATAGAGTGTTTCCAGATAATGGATATGCATTCCGTTTTGCAACAGACTTTGCAGTCTCTAGTCGTAGTCCATACATTCGAAATATTACAGTTCTAACCAAAGGCAGTGTAACTAGTTTATCAGACCCACTAGGTTACGATGCAGGAGATGCTGGTAAAGGCGCCTACATTGACGGTGCTTATGCAACATCTGTGAGCAAAGAAGCCAGCATGTTATTCCACTCTGCGACATTTATCTGTCCGGGTGTTGATGTAATTGTTGCTACTAACGGTGCTCGAGTAGAATGGTTAAATTCATTCACCTACTATGCAAATCGCAGCATGTATCTGTACAGCAGTGCAGACGGATTTGCTAGTGACGGTAAGACAAGAGTTAAGATCGTCAACACAACAGGCACCTGGGCAGTTGGTAATACATTAAGCTACTATGACACAGACGGTACAACGGTATTAGCCTCAGGTATTATTGAAAGTATCGACGGTGATTTTTACAATATTGATACTCGTGTATTAGGATTTGAACAAATACAAGACCGTGCTGGTAAGACAATAACAGTTCACGGCAATGCAAAACTTAGCACATCTGTTAAGAAATTTGGCACAGCAAGTTTAGCATTAGATGGTACTGGCGATTATCTTTCTGTTGCAAGCCAGCCTGACTTTGCTTTTCCGTCAACTATATCAAGAATTGCTAAAACAATTACTGCCAACGGTAATGCCGCAGTCAGCGCAACAGAAAGTAAGTTTGGCGGAAGCAGTATTGCGTTTGACGGCACAGGTGACTATCTCAGCATTGCTACAGATACAGATTATGGATTTGGCACAGGCGATTTTACTATTGAAGGCTGGTTCTATAAAACAGTAGTAGCTACACAATACTTGTTTGATACAAGAACAACTCTAAATGAAAATTCAATTGCCGTTCAGTCCAATGGTTCGGGAAGTTTAAGATTATTTGTAAATGGCGCATTTGTACTAACATCTAGTAATGCTCATACTAACAATGCTTGGAATCATCTTGCTATCTGTCGCGCTGGCGGCGTAACAAGATTCTTTATAAATGGTGTGGTATCTACTACTACCCACACTGACGCAACCAACTATGGAACTACTAAGCCTCTAGTAGTGGGTGCTCAATACAACGGTACAACAGCATTTGCTGGTTATATCGATGACTTTAGAGTAAGCAATACTGCAAGATATACTGCAACATTTACCCCTAGTGCTGTAGTATTCACTAACGACGTTAATACTAAATTATTAGTTCATGGAGATACAGACATCTCCGATGACGTTGGCGGAACAATAACTAGTTTTACAATTGAATCTTGGATTTATAATACTGGCGGCCAAAGTGCTGTCCAGGTAATTTTTGATTTTAGAACAGCAACTCCACAAGCAGCTCCATTTTTAAATATTCAAGCCGGCGGTAGCTTACTATATTTTGTAAACGGAGTGTCAGCTATATCAGGTGGAACCATAGCATTAAACACTTGGACACACGTTGCCGTTGCTAGAAACGGAACAAGCACTAAATTATTTGTTAACGGAACACAAGTTGGTAGTACATATACCGACATTACCAATTACATTCAATGTCCGCTAGTTATTGGCGCACGTTTTGATGGAACTCTTGGATTTAATGGCTACATTGATGACGTAAGAATTAGCAAAGGTGTAGCACGTTATACCACAACATTCCCAGTACCTACAGCACAGCTGACCGGCGACCTAAGCACAGTATTATTGATTACCTGCAACGGCACAAATAACAGTACTGCCATTGCAGACAACGGTATTACTCTACAAGACCTAAGAACATCAGCGGGCGGCACTGCTAGCATTATAGATTTTGCTGACTACTCAGACTTCGGCGTCGAGGTACGATCAATTGGTTCAGCTGCTGTCTACGGAAACTATGGTATCTACGGTGACGGTCCAGGCGTCATTGCCTACCTAATTGGACAGAACTTAGCCTACATTGGCAACGGTAAAGACACTACTAACGATCCTCTTACAGTTATACAGGCCAATGAAGTTGTTGAACTCGATGGTGCAAAGATTTTCTATAACAGTGTGGACCATAAAGGTGATTTCCGTATTGGAGATTTATTCTATGTTAACCAAGCCACTGGTGAAGTTAGCTTTACGAACTCAAATGTTACTATTGGCACAAGCCTAACATTTGATGACGGTAGCGGCAATATAACTTACTTAGACGCCACTAAGATCGAAACTGGTGATTTTAGAATCAGCGGTAATACGATTCAGACATTAACACAAGATTTTAATGTTGACGCTGCTAGCAATCAAATCAACCTACAGAGCAATGTAACAGTTACTGGTAACTTAGAAGTAACTGGCGATGTTACAGTTGGCGGCAATGTAACTATTGGTAATGAGTCAACTGATGTTGTAAGATTTGTTGCAGGTGTTGACAGTGATATTTTACCTGCACTGGACAGCCAGTATGATCTAGGTACTAGTACAGAGCGATGGAGTACACTGTATTCTACAACCTTAGTTAATGCTGATATTCAAATTAGTACTAATGTTATTACAACTACTAATTCTAATTTAGATCTAACTCTGCAAGCTAACGGCACTGGTAGAATTTACGTACCGTCTAATAATGTTGAGATTACTAACAATTTAACAGTTAACGGAACTACAAATCTAGCAACTACTAACATTGGTGTTGTTGGAACTCCCGCAACAGTTACACACGTCGGTGGAGTAACACAAACTGGAGACTTGTTCCAAACTGGTAACACTGAAATTACCGGCACACTAACAGTTGGATCAACTGCTCAGTTTGAAGATATTCAAATTGACAACAATATTATTACTACTACATTAGGTAATAACGATTTAGTACTAGAAGCTGCCGGCACAGGTAAAGTTATTGTTCCAGTAGACAATGCTGAAGTAACTGGAACCCTTACTGTAGTCGGAACAACTAGTACCACTACTATTAATAACACCGGAACAGTTACATCTGGTATTTTTAGCACCGGCAATATACGAATTACCACAAACAATATTACTACTACTGTAGCTGATACTGATCTTGTGCTAGAAGCTAGTGGCACCGGCAGAATTTATGTTCCCCTTAATGATGTTACTCTAGGTAAAACACTAACTGTTACAGGCTTAACTACGTTAGTTGATACTGACATTACTGGAACACTAACACACATTGGAGCCACAACAAGAACTGGCGATGTTACTCAAACAGGTAGTTATACGCTAAATGGAAACTTAACAGTTTCAAATATTGCACAATTTAAAGATGTTAATATTACCAACAATGTAATTACTACTACATTGACTAACAGTAATTTACAATTAGGTGCAGCAGGCACTGGTATTATTTCTGTACCAACTAACAATGTTACCATTGATAATAATCTAACAGTTACTGGTACTACTTTTACTGCTAATATTAACAACAGCGGCACAGTCACAGCTGGAACATTCAGCACTGGTAATATTAGTATCAATGGCAATACTATTCAGACCACTGTTGGCAGTAGCAACCTACAACTGCAAGCCGCCGGCACTGGTTATATTGTATTAGAACAATTTGACGTACAAGAAAATGAAATAAGAATTAATACCGGCTCTGACATGGTACTAACACCTAACGGCATTGGTATTGTCACAGTTAACTCTACACAAAGCATTAAATTACCAGTGGGTAATACTGCTGCTCGTCCAACAGGCGCTGCCGGTATGGTGCGATTTAATAGTCAACTGACTCGCTACGAAGGATACGACGGCACAAATTGGATTAGACTAGATGGCGTTGAAGATGCAGACGGCAATACAAAGATCACTGCTGAATTAACACCAGGTGCAAACGATAACACTATTCGTTTTTACACTAACAATACACAAGTTGCTGACCTAACGTCGACTAGATTGAATGTTATTAACGTAGATGTTGACGTAATAAACATTAATAACAATGTTATATCAACTACTACAACTGATACTAATTTAGTACTTGCACCAAATGGTACCGGGTCGTTGCGCACAGGTAATTTTTCTATCAACGGAAGTACAGTTACAAATACTGTAAATAACAGTATAACATATTTTAATCAAACTGGCGATGGATATGTTAAGATCAACAGCACCGGTGGATTTGTAATCCCGGCAGGATTAACAACTCAAAGACCTCCGTTGTTTGATGTTGGCATGATGAGATATAACACTGACCCAGGTAACTTCCGTGTTGAAGTATGGGATGGTGGCAACTGGGTTAATGCAGGACAAGCAGCAGGTGGCGGAGTAACACTTGCAGAAGCACAAGACATCGGAATTGTCAGTGCAATTATATTTGGATAAAGAACATGGCATCATTTTTTAGAAACAAGGTAGCTAAGGAAATAGGCACAACACCTGTAGAAGTATTGGCAACTTCAGGAGCCAATCGTATGACTATCATTGGGTTGAGTCTGGCAAATTTAACATCAGGGATTGTGTTAATTGACATCACATTAACTGACGATGCTAGTGTAACTGGTTACTATGCTAAACAAGTATTAGTGCCACCTAACTCAAGTTTGCGAGTAGTTAATGGCGGAGAAAAATTAATTTTATCAACCAATAATAGTTTAAGTATCACTGCAAATTTTGAAGATGCAATAGACGCAATTATTAGTTACGTAGAACTAATATAAGGAATTATTATGACATATTATATTGGACAAACTAGCGCACTAGCTGATGTGCTTGGAGAAGGAAATCCTAGGTACTTTTATGCAATTCGTCGAGACGATGACGGCCTATTATTCTTTGCTAAGATTGATCAACTTACTGATCTAGGAACTATTATAGTTAACAACTCAGGCCTAACAGAAGATGACTATACAGATTTTGAATATGGTGTAGATTTCTTTGACGGGCGACTAGCAGAAGATCACTCGAGACCATACAGCAACCTACAATGGGATCAATACCGCTGGGACAGCAAGAATGTATATTATTACATTAATACTGCTGGAGAATTTGTTGTGCGTATTAATCAAGCATACGTATATCCTCCAGAATTAATCGTAACCCCATAATTAATTAACGTGTAAATAGAGAACAAGGAATATAAAATGGCAGCAGAATTTAAAATTGGCAGACTACGATATACATGGAAAGGTGTATGGGCAACAGCAACTTTCTATAACAGGGATGCTGTCGCATCGTATAACGGTAAGACTTATGTGTGTATAGTACCGCATACCTCTGGCGATTTTTATGACGATTACGAAAATGTAGAACCAAGCGGAGAAATTAAACCTTACTGGGTAATAATGTTGGAAGGTACTAGCTGGAAAGGCGAATGGCAACCTAATACATTATATACTTTGGGCGCAATTGTATTATATGGCGGAAGCGTGTACAAGAGAATAGTAAACGGCCTGTCAGATGCAACATTTAATCCAGCTAGTTGGGAAGTTTACACAACTGTTAATAGTACATGGATTGGCAACTATTCTACTAATCAGTTTTATAAAGTTGGAGACACTGTTAAGTACGGTGGAATTGTTTATAGTTGTATAACACAGCATACTTCATCTAACTCTATAACATATCCTACATATAGTAATTGGGAAATTTTAGATGTTGGAATTGAATATAGGGGCACCTGGACATCTACTAATACATCATATAAGATCAATGACCTTGTTAAATACGGACCCGACTTATGGATCTCAAGACAAGATCATAGTTCGTCACTTCCATTTAATGCAACTATAGATCCGCTAAACACTACTGCAACTTGGCAATTATGGTTGCCCGGTATTGATTACAGTGCAGCCACTACATGGTCAGCAACAGTAGTATACCAACCAGGTAATACTGTCAAGTACGGTGGCTATTCTTATATAAATTTAATTGTTAATAATCTTAACATTGTACCATCTACCAACGTAGACGGACTAAATCCAGAATGGCAGTTATTGACTACTGGATATGATTTTAACGATGATTGGTTAAGTGGCGTTTCTTATAAAATTGGGTCAGTAGTACGCCGAGCCGGCAATCTGTTCGAAGCATTGCAAGATAATTTATCTCAAGATCCTACTGAGTTAATAACAACTACCACATATACCGAGTTAGGTAGTAGCGGAACAACGCTAATAGTCAACAACACTACTAACATCTTCCCTGGCATGATTATTTCAGGACAAGGATTTGATAAAGGTCAATTTGTTACATCAGTTGAGGATGGTACTACATTAATAATCAGTCAAGCCCCATATCCTACTTTAATAGACGGGCAATCATTGGCATTTTCCGGAGTTAACGGAAATTATTGGGTACCACTTGTACCTGGAACTCGATGGAGGAATCGATGGGCTGCTACTGAAAATTATGTTGTAGGTGATCTAGCTGTATGGGTTAATGTTACCTATAGATGTATTAAAACACACATATCTGAAATAACAAAACGCCCCGATATTAATTCTGGAATCTATTGGGTAGTTGAACTAAATCATGATTACTATAATGTACTGAATATTAAAGGTGACATAATTGTTAGCACTGACGGTACCAATAACGCACTTGCAATTGGATCTGAAGGATATTTGTTAAAATCAGTAACCGAAATCCCTACATGGGCAAACGTATTCCAGTCTCCTGCATTGTATTATGTTGCACCATCAGGCTCCGATGCCTTAACCAGTGGTGATACGTGGGATAATCCTTATAAAACAATTAAGTATGCCTGTGAGCGAATTGCCGCCGGAACACTAAATTCGTCAGCAACACTATTATTAAAACAAAATAAAACTTTTATAGTAGAAGAAACATACGGACCAGCAGTACAATCAATTACAACAACACCTCTCGACCTTATACAAACTAAAAGAGATATTAGATCTCTAGTCGATGCAATCACATATGATCTAGCAAGAGGCGGCAACAGTCAGACTGTTGCATTTACTCTTTCATTTTTTGACGAACAGTACAGCTATAAATTTATTACGCCCAGAGTTTCCTCTTCAATTACTGTTCTTATAACAGCCTTTAATCGAGTGTTTACACTAATCTCTGATATTTTAAATAATATAATAGTTGATCCAACGTTTCAAACAATTTATCCGCAGATAACAGGCACTGTTGCCGGACTATCCCAAGCCCTAACGTCAGTACAATCATTTCAAAACATAGTTATTACTGCTCTAATTAATGAAAATATCAACAGTATACCTGCTCGAAATCAAGGTCTTACTGCAACTTTAATGGTTAAGACCGGAGCCTACCATGAAGAATTACCAATTGTAATTCCCGCTAATACAGCACTTAATGGAGATGAACTCAGGGGTGTAATAGTTTACCCGAAGACAATTATTAATACTATTGCAACTAGATCATTTTCCGCAACAAATTTATTTAGAGTAAATACAACAGAAGGAATGATTAACAATACCGCAGTTCAGTTTGTATCAGTTAATCCAGTGTCCGGATTTAATACTGTATTCGGCGGAGTTGTTGCCGGAACAACTTATTATGTAATTGGCAGCTCCATCACAAGCACTCAATTTTCAGTAAGTGCAATTCCAGGCGGCCCTCCAGTTACGCTATCAAATGCTACTAGTCAAATGAAAGTATTTGGCGGCGATGCATTAAAGGACATGTTCCGTGTTCAAAATGGTTCAGGTATTAGAAACATGACATTATCTGGGCTGCTAGGCACACTTACAGCACCAAATTCATTTACTACACGTCGTCCGACTGGTGGAAGTTTTGTAAGTTTAGATCCCGGAACCGGCATAGCCGATACCACAGCTCATATTTACAGAAGAAGTCCATATATTCAAAATGTAACGACTTTTGGTACAGGATGTGTTGGTTTAAAAATCGACGGCAGCTTGCACGCCCTTGGCAACAAGTCTATAGTGTGTAACGACTTTACACAAATTGTAAGTGACGGAGTTGGTATATACTGCACTGGACCCGGCGCACTTTGCGAAGCAGTGTCAGTATTTTCATATTATGCATATGCTGGATACTTATCCGAAGCAGGCGGCCGTATACGTGCTACTAACGGCAACAGCTCATATGGTAACTTTGGAGTTATTGCTGAAGGATTTGATACTACTGAAATCCCATCAGTTGGCACGGTATTTAATAGATACTACGAAGCCAGTGCAACTCCTATTAGTGCATTGGGCGCAACTGCTAACATTTTGAAGCTTCAATACAGTCATGCTGGGCAGGAATATATAACATCAACAACTAACTTGCTACAATATAGTAATTCATTTACTAACTGGACAAGTGACGGTAATATTACCCTAATCCAGTCAATACTATCCCCGTTTGCTAATCAATCAGATGCATGGATTGCAACCGGTAATACCTCTGGAACTAACAGTAGCTATTTTTCAAAATCAATTACTATTGCACCATCGGGAGAAATATATACTAACATTGCTGGTATTAATATTACCGGCGGTGGCTTAGGAGCAACATTTGATATTATAGTAACTAGTACGCAATATACAGTGACTATTAACAATGGAGGTACTGGATATGTTGCAACAAATCAGATTCGTATACTTGGCTCTCAACTAGGCGGAATTTCCGGAGTTAATGATCTAATTATTACAGTTACTGAACTATCAGGAACTACTATTACGACAATTACCTCAATTGGAGTAGTACAGATTGGTAGTGTACAACCATATACTGCAAGCATTTTCTGCAAACAGGGCACATCAACTACGTTTGATCTTGTAGCTACCTTTAGTGGTTATTCTGCAGCATCGAGTAGTATCAGTTACAACTTTAACACAAATACTATAACTCCGGGTAGTGCAACAGGCGGCATGACTCCTGTTGTATTTTCTGCAACGCCTATATCAACTAATCCTGGATGGGTTAGATTATCATTTAGATTCTATGATGTATCCGGATTAAACAATACTCTTAAATTGACAATCTACCCAAGATCGCAACTAGGTAATAGCAGCTATACACTAATATACGGAGCACAGTTAGAATTAGGCACCCGCACCGGGTTTTATCAAGAAACAACTACTGGAAGATATACAGCGTATGCAAATTATGACGTTGTAGGAGCAGGATCCGGAGTTGATTTAGTTGCAGACGAAATTAGAGACCGTGGCATATATCAAACTCGTATATTAGAAGTTAACGGAGTTACCGGCGGAGTTGGACATAGACTATCTACTAATAATGCACAAGCAGGCACTGACTCAACAATTACTATTGCTGGTTCAGATATTGCCGGCCCTAAGGACTATCTTGGAATGCGAGTATTTGTTAATAGCGGCTTAGGAGCAGGCCAATATGGAGCAATTTCAGCGTTTGACGCAGAATTAAAAATTGCATCAGTATTAAAAGAATCTTTTACTCAATTAGAAATAACAACAAGTTCAAGTATTGGTAATATTTTTACGTTAGCACCAAGTGCTGATGTGTATTCATTATATAATAATCAACCAGTACAATTTGTTCCTACTACCTACGACACTATTGTAACATTGGTAGGACAAAGTTCAGTAGAGGCAACTAGTACAATAGGAGGTCAAACTAATACTATGTATGTGACCAGCACAGCGCAGCTGACTGTTAACATGCCGGTAACATTTTCAGGAATAACCTATGGTGGCGTAACTTCAAATTTCACATATTATATAATTGCAATCCTTAACGAAAATGAAATTCAATTAGGCTTAACAGTAGGCGGCATAGCTATCTTCTTAAATAATGATGACGGCAGCATGTCATTAAACTATCCGTCAAATACTGGGTATTTAGGTGCGCCGACTACTAATATGGATATAAATTTGCCAATATATTTTACAGGCGCAGTATTGTCAGAGATCGAAGCTAGTACTGATTATTTCATTAATGATGTCATTGACATTAATAATTTTACTATATCAGACACGTTAGTAACTCCTACTGCTACAAGCACCACAGCTATTAGTAATACCGTTACTGTAGATACAAGTGATACGTTAGTTCCGTTAAATCCTATTAAATTTGCAGGAACTGCATTCGGCTCAATCTTACCAAGCACTAAGTATTATATAAACCACATTGTTGACTCTACAAACATTACTATTTCTCTCGGTACATTAACTACTACTGCAACTGCTACTCAAAATGAAGGAGAGTTAATAACAGTTGGAGATACTACTGGATTTGCTATTGGAAATGCAATTAAATTTACAGGAACTACGTTCGGCGGTATTGTTAACGATCGAATATATTATATTTCGTACATTAATAACGCTACATCACTAATCGTTAGTTCATCGTCGTCGGCATTATCTATTACTGCAACTAATACATCAACTAGCATCAACATTAGTGGAACCGTCTACAATAATGTTTTAACATTGATATCATCGAGTAATTTAACACCAATGTATCCTGTAACATTTTCAGGGACTACATTTGGAAGTATCACAGCAGGTACTACGTATTTTATAAGTAGGATTTATGACTCAACTCGTATATCAATTACTAATTCGATTATTTCAGTAACTGCAATTGAAACATCAGCAACCTCTAACTTAATACATGTCGAGTCTACTGCCGGATTTGTTGCAGGCAACCCAATAATATTTGGAGGAGTATCATTTGGTGGTATAGTTTCAGGGCAATTATACTATATTTCTGCAGTTAACTCACCCACAGACTTTACAATTAGTACAACGCCAACTGGATCAGCAGTGGTATTAACGGCCGGCACCGGAAGTATTACAGCAAGAACTCCTGCAGTAAATACTACAGTAACTACAGCAACTGGTTCGATGATTGGAACTACTAGGGCTAGTGCTAGTCCAGTATTATTAACTTCTGCAATTGGGCTGTGTATTGTTAGGACAACCAGCTCAACAATCACTTTATCAACTGCTACGGGCCTATTAACCGGTACATCAACTACCGTAAAGAAACAATTCACTAGTGATGCAGGCTCTATGGTAGGTACTTTTAGTGTACCTATACTTGGTGGTATTACTCAAGGAATCACCTACTACGTCCGTACTATTACACCGGGTGTATCAAATACATTTACAATAACAGCTACAAGTGGCGGCGGGACTAATGTAACACTAACAGATACAGTAGGTTCTATGAAGATAGGGCAGATAGGCTGGGATCATATAAATCCAGGAACACCATTAGTAGCATCGTTTGACTCCACATCTGTGTACAGTATTGAGCCACGAATTATATATTCTAAACCCAATTTTACATCAACTAGCTCATTAGCTACTACACAAGCAGTTGGGGTTTCTTATGTTGATATAGGATACGGCGGCGGTAAATTTACCGGACTTGCTAATGCTGATTCGACATTAACAGTTAGTGAAGATGGAGTACTATGGACACCACAATCATTACCATCTTCTGCAACATGGTCTAGTATTGCTTACGGAAGCAGTTATTGGGTGATTATATCATCCGGGGGTAGTGGTATTTCTGGCTCTAAAGTATTATACTCAAATAGCAATTTAGCAACATGGAAAACATCCTACTTGCCAAGTATTGGAAATTGGAGTAAAGTAGCGTACGGAAACGGAAAATTTGTTGCTATCACAAGCAATTCTGCAAGTTCGTCGTACTCATTAAATTTTGGCGCTACTTGGGTAGCAGGCACAGGATTACCTAATACTACATGGTCAGGACTAACATATGGCGCTGGCACATTTGTTGCAGTAGCAACAGGCGGAACTCAGGCTGCAAGAAGTACTGATGGAATTACATGGGCATCTAGCACATTACCTAATTCAACTGCATGGTCGGGCGTTGCGTATGGAAACGGAAGATTCGTTGCAGTGTCATCAACTTTATCTAAAGCAGCATATAGCCTAGATGGGATTACATGGAGTCAATCATTATACAGTGTGCTCGGAACTAATATTGCCTATGGAAACGGAGTATTTATTTTAGCAGGAGATGACCCATTTTGTTATACAAGCGAAGATGGAATTGTATGGACCAAAACAGCAGTCGTTCCGGGTGTTGGACGAATGGTGTATGGATTATATGGTGTAAACGGAAGATTTGCATCAGTTAGTGGCCAGGATACGGCAATGGTAATTACTGCAGGCAGTCAGACTAAAGCAAGAGCCAGTGTTGCTGGTGGAAAAATTATAGAGATTAACGAATGGGATCCAGGTTCAAATTATATAAATTCCCCAACAGTAACCATAGTCGATGCTAATGCTACAGTTTTAACAGCAACGTCGCCACTACTTGGCTCTGGTGTATTAGGAAATCCTACATTTATTAATCGAGGCACAGGATATAATACTAATACTACTACTATTACAATTACAGGAGATGGGTATGCTGAACGTTTTCAAACTGGTCTAGGAATCATTATTAGCAATTTGATAGTATTGCCAGTAGCCGGTGATAATCTTGCAATCGCTGGGAACGACACAATCTATAAAGTAACGTCTGCAACACTATTAGATGGATCAATTACTCCAAACATTATTGCTGAAGTATTTGTGTCACCTGAAATAACAGTTGGCTTATCACCTAATCAGGGAGTGCCTGTATCAATCAGGACAAAATACAGTCAAGTACGATTAACTAATCATGACTACTTGAACATTGGATACGGAAACTTTGAAGAATCAAATTATCCATTGCTACCAGCAAGCACAGTATTGTCGCAAGAGAATGAGGCAGTTGATGCTAACTATGGCCGTGTGTTTTATTCTTCAACAGACCAAGACGGTAACTTCCGAGTTGGTAAACTATTTGCGGTTGAGCAGGCTACTGGTATTATTACGCTAAGTGCTAGTCAATTTGGACTAAGCGGACTAAATGAACTTAAAATTGGTGGCGTTGCAGTCGGCGGCAACAGTGTTATTATTACACAGTTTAGTACAGACTCTACGTTTGTTGCAAATTCTAATAGCATTGTGCCAACACAAAAAGCAATTAAGGCATACTTAGGTGCAAAATTAACACAGGGTGGATCTAATACATTTACCGGGCAATTAATTGCTGGTACTGTGTTAGTCGGCGGACCTGATAAGATTGCCAGTACTATTGTTGAAGGTAACGATGGATGGCATATAAACATGCCAAATACAGTCGATGTAACGGGTGTAAATGACGGGAACGGCGGCGGCGCTGGCGGCTGGGATGGCGACGGAATGGCAATGGCATTCTTTCAAATGTCCTTTGCCCCAGGAAGTGCTGATCAATAAAATTGAAATATTAAACTAAGATAAATATAATGTAAAAGGACGAAAGCAAATGGCTGAATTTAAACTAGGTAGAATTAGATTTGTATGGAAAGGTCAGTGGACCGTTGGAACTCCATATCTAATAGATGACGTGGTAAGCAACGGCGGAAAGAGTTATATTTGTGTTGTAAATCACACTGCTTCTAGTCTTTTCGATACTGATTTGGACTATCCAGGAGTACCAAGATGGGAAATTGTCGCCGACGGAACACAATGGAATGGCAACTGGGAACCAGAGACATATTACAATCCGGGTGCAGTTGTCAAATACGGTGCATTAGTTTATATTTGTAAAACTGGTCACACATCGGCTACATATGTAGCACCTACTTATTTGGGACTAGAAGACGATCAAGTAAACTGGGAATTGTTTGCTACTTCATTTAGCTGGGAAGGCACTTGGACAACTGCTACTCGATATAGACTTAATGATTTTGTAGTTTACGGCGGCACTACCTATGTATGTAATACTCCGCATATTTCTGCTGCAATCTCAGCAAGCATAACGGCAACTAATTTTACAGTCCTTGCCGGAACTGCTACCCTAACATTTGCATCAAAAGTAGTTGCACCATATGCTGTAGGAGCAACAATTACCTTAGCAGGCTTTAGTCCAGCAGCTACTACTTCTCCAGCAAATAATATTAATACAACCTTTACTGTATTAACCTGCACTACAACCCAATTAACATTTGCGCTAACAGGTACATATACTAATTCGGTATTAGGTACTGTATCCGGAACAAGCCAGTTGGGATTAGAACTTGACGCAGCAAAATGGGATACGTTTAATCAAGGAATTACCTATCTAGGAGATTGGAATTCTGCAAGCCTTCCAGGCGGAGCCAATGTTAGATATAAGCAAAACGATATTGTAAAATGGGGAGCAGATCTATGGATCTGTATAACCCCACATACGTCAACCGGAGCAACAATAGACACTAGTAAGTTTAGTGTGTTTGTTAATGGATTCCAATTTGAAAATAGTTGGAATAATTCAACAGTATATCAAATAGGAGATACAATAACGTACGGCGGCTATTCGTATATTGCTAAAACAAATCATACCAACAAACAACCAACTAGTAATCCTAGTGACTGGGCTGTATTTACTACGGGTATTAATTTTGTAGGTGAATATGATGAAACTACTAATTATCGAGTTGGCGATCTTATTCGTAACGGTGCATACACATATATTGCTAGACTTGATAGTTTAGCGCAAACCCCTGTATCAGCAACTACTTACTGGGCAAGATTGAATAGTGGATTACGCTGGACTAACACACCTGAAACTTATCTAGCAGTTGATTCAGTTGCTGTGTTACCCGGAGTAGGTAGCGGTGCTAAATTTGATGTTACTCGCACTGGCACTGTGTATAATGTTACGCTAACTTCAGGACAGGCTGGAATAAATTATGCGGCTCTTGATCGAATTAAAATTCTTGGCAGCAACCTCGGCGGCATTAGTCCAGCCAATGATATTACAATTACTGTTGTAACAGTTTCAACTAGCGCAGTTGCAACATTTACAGCATCTGGTCGATCAGTAACCTGGACAGTTGACACAGATTACTTATTAGGCGACACTGCATCATTTGGTGCGAATAGTTATATCTGCATTGATGCACATACTTCAAGTTCACTAAACAGACCAGATGCTGACGCACAGGGAGACTATTGGAATCTGTTAACAGCTGGTTCAGAATATAATATTCTTACAACCACAGGTGATCTAGTATACTACGGCGACAACGGCCCTGAAAGACTGCCGGTTGGAACAAACGGCCAAGTGTTACGAAGCCAAGACGGCGTTCCAGTCTGGGCCAACTACGGATTAATTAATAACTTAGTGTTTGTAGGACCATTGGGCCGAGATGTTGCTTACCCTGATGCTGGCTCAACGATTGACCAACCTTGGAAAAGTGTAAGGTATGCAGCTAAACAAGTTGAAGAAGGATACTTAAATCCGCAAGCTAAGATGCTGTTAGTTAAAAACAAACAGTTTATGATGAAAGAAATTACCAACTGGGTAAATTATACTTATACTGTTAGAATTTCAGCCGCTGATTCCTTAGACGACATATTCACCTGTATCACTACTGTTAATCTAGTAGTAAATATGCCTATTAGTTTTACTGGAACAATTGGAGGAGTTACAGCAGGTGTAACTTATTATGTTAAAACTATTGTTAACGGTACAACATTTACAATTTCAGACTTGTCTGGAGGTACATTACGTCAGTTAACTACCGGCTCGGGCACAATGACTGGATCATTGGTGTATGACTATGCGTTCTGCGAACGAGATACTGGATTAATTGTTGACGCATTAATTCATGATATTACACACGGAGGCACCGGCAAAATTACTGCTGCCGCAAAAGCATACTATACTGCCGCAGGTAACGCTTACATTAATAACAATTTTGGTGCACAAACTACACAAACCGTTGCAGCATACACTTATCTAAGTACCCTAGTAGAAAAAATCCTTGGCAATATTGCTTGGAGAAATTACCAAGCAATGAATGGAATTACATCAGGTGTAATTCAAATAGTTGATACTTCATTTACTGCCGAAGCAGGCACTTCTATCACAGCAGCTGAATTACTGTCAATTATTACAAACGGCATTCTTGCAGGGTCAGTAACCGCTATACCTGTTGCAATTTATCCTAATACTACTATTTCAGTTAAAACTGGAACGTTCACAGAAGTGCTACCAATTGTGATTTCTCCATATACTGCGGTAGTAGGAGATGAATTACGTAGTTCAGTTATTCAACCAGCTACTGCAAATCCATTGTTAGCTACTGATAAAGCAAAAACTACATCAGCATTGAATCGTATTGCCTCAGTAGCCGGCGATATTGTGCAAAACATCGTAGTAACTCCTACAGTAGGAAATACTGAAACACAATATTATGTCGGCGGATATGCGGGTAGTGGAACAACATCAACTGCTGTTGGAGCAAAAACTACTGTTATATCAACAATTTTATCAGGCGGCCTTGGCTCAGTTCCATCAACTGTAATTTCAGATCCTGCCGGATATGATGCTGGATATTTAAATGCACGTAGATTAGTTGTAGCTAACAAGGCATTCTTACAAGCAGAAATTAGTGCATGGATTAATGTACAAATAGCAGGTAATATTGCTCCGTTTGTTGGATTCACTTATGGTGGCACTGATCAAACAAACTGTGAACGAGATGTAGGGTATATTGTCGATGCTCTACGATACGATTTAACCTATGGCGGGAACTTGGAAACTATTGTAGCTGCTCGAGCATACTATTCTTATGGATCATATGTTGGTGACTCTGCTTCAAAGCTTCGTGCGTTAGCAGTACAAAATCGTATTAAGAGTATCATTGATAATATTGCCGTCGGAGATAATTCAGGCTGGACTAAGTCTGTAGGCAATGCACTTAACCAGGATGATTCGTTACCACACGGATCTGTACCAGCGGGCGCATTTGCACAAGCACGTATCCAAGAAATATACAATACAATTGACACAGGGGTAACTCCAGATACAATTGAACCTCCGACTAGTTGGGTTAGCAATGATCTTGTTCTAGCTAAAATAGCAATTACAAATTTAAAGGCTGGCATACAAGCTGGAGCAATTGAGTACATTAGTACAAAGTATCCAACATTAACATACAACACAGTCACTTGTTCTCGAGATGTTGGCTATATGGTTGATGCTGTAGCATACGATGTAATGTTTGGTAGTAATTTTAGATCTATTACGGCTGGTAGAAGTTACTATAGAGCAACAGCATCTGCACAGTATGTAATTGCAAACCAACTAGCAGCGACATTAGATACTATAACATATATTGACACAGCGATTAGACAAATAACAACCGGTCAATCTGGCTCAGTTGGTAGCACATTAGCTGTTTCGAGAGTAGAGACTAGTGCCAATACTATGTATGATATTATTGCTAGCGGGTTAGGATCTATACCAACACTAGTATTACCAACACCAACTGGCGGCACCGGCAATGCATATGACAGCAATTATTTAAATGCCCGACAACAAATTGTAGAAAACTACGCATTCATCAAAGCTGAAATTGCTCAATATCTAAATGTTAACTATAATGCTGTTTGGGTAGCACTTGGTGCAACTGGCCAGGCAGGATGTGCTCGAGATATTGGCTACATCTTAGACGGAGTACGCTATGATATTACCTACGGTGGTAACTTACAATCACTAATTGTAGGTAGTGCATACTATTCAAATTACGTTTTAGCTATTGGGTCTGGTGAGCTTACTGCAACAGTTGCGGCCTACACTAGAATTAAAACAATCGTTGGACAAATTGCACAACGTCAAACAGTAACACCTACTGTGGGTTATAGTGGTCCTTCACAATATTTAGGCGGTACCGGTGACCTAGTAGGTACCGCTGCAACCTTTGCTCAAGATCGGGTACAAGACGTTATTGATTGGGTTAGCAACGGTTACGCTAATGCAACTATTACGCCAAGTATTGCTTGGGCTAGTTCTGCACTACAAACAGCATTTGCAGAAGTTCAAGCAAAGAGATCTGAGATACAAGCTGATACGCTATGGTGGGTCTACAAGAATTATCAAAACTTAAACTTTAATGCTGATTTATGTTCTAGAGACGCGGGCTATATTGTTGATGCGCTAAGTTATGACTTAGTATTTGGCAGTAACTTTGCTGCAATCACAGCAGGAAGAAGTTATCAACGTGCAACACCGTCGGCCCAAGTGGTAGCAACAGTACAGCGGCAAGCTGAATTAGGTTCAGTTAATTTTATCAAATATAAAGTTAAGCATATTGCAGCCTCGGGCGCAGTAGCACAGATTAATGCAATTGTTTCTGATGTGACTGGATTTATTAATGGCGGAGCAATTCCTCGAGTACAATGGACTAATCCATCAACGATTACCAGTGCATATGCTGCTGCGACCGTATTGTTAAGAGACAATGCACCATTTATTCAAGCAGAAATCACAGCATGGATCAATGTACAAATTGCGGCCAACGCTTCTGGATTTGTTGGATTACAATTCAGCAGATCAGCTTGCGAAAGAGATGTAGGTTTAATTATTGAAGCACTAGTATACGATTTAACCTATGGTTACGGTGTTGGTAATATTGGTAAAATTGCTACACTGATTGCAGGTAAAGCATATTACTCTGCACTAACAAGCGTATTACAAATAGATTCAGGCGACTCAACAGCTACAATTGCAGCTTATAACAGATTAAAGGCTGTTGCACAGAGTGTAGTTCAAGACACCGCAGTAACTCCAAGTGCAGGTAATTCTGTATCTCAAGTAAGAGCAGTTACCGGCCAGACAGTTGGGTCAGTTGCTACTGCTACATCTGTAGGCACATTGGTTGATGTTATCACCAATATAATTACCAACGGTCTTACAACCGGTGTTCCTCAGATAACTATTTCTGCGGTTGCTGGCGGCACAACATTTACTAGCGGAACACATAACCTTGCAGTAGGAGATGTTGTTATACCACAATCTACTCCAACTACAGGTAACGGTGGATTTGGCCTAGTTAGCGGAACAAGATACTATGTTGCATCTACACCGTTAGGCACAACATTTACATTGGCTGCATATCAAGGCGGTGCCGCAATTACTACCTTTACTAACGGTACAGGATTAACTATCGCTGCTGAGATTAACAACTTACCAAGTACAAGTTGGGTATCTGCATCTTTAGTTACTTTACGTAATGCATTACAATCAAATAAAGCAACTATTAAAAATCAGATTACACAATATATTGCTACTAACTATACTACGTTAGTATACAATTCTTCAACATGTGAAAGAGACGTTGGCTTGATTGTTGACTACATTGCCTACGATATGATGTTTGACAGTAACTATCTAACAATAACCTCAGCAAGAAGCTATTTTAGAGCCCAGGCCTCGCTAGTAGTTGGAGCACAAAAAACAGCAACTGTTGCATCTTATAGATATCTAAAAACTTTATTACTAACAGTTGTAGCTAATGATGCTACAGCAACTCGAAAAATTAAAGTGCTGATGGATATCATTATCAACACAATGTTAAATGGTATAGGTTCTACATCAGAAGTAACTGGTACCATAACTTATAAAAATAATATTGGATTGTATAACGCAGCAGAGTCTCTAAGATTGAATAAAGAATTCTTAGCAAGCGAAGCTACGTCATGGATTAGTGCAAACTTTGGCGGAACTGTGACAACAACTACTGCAACTACTAACCTGTTTACTACTAGCTCAGCGCACAATCTAATAGTAAGCGACCCTATTAGATTCACTGGGTCTATTATTACAAGTAGCGGAGTAACGCAGAATACTACATATTATGTATTAACAACACCTTCTGCTACTACGTTTACACTAAGTACATCACAAACTCTTCCTATTCCAGTTGACGTAACTGCTAACGGAAGCGGCTCAATGACTGTAAATTATGCGTTTGATGTAACTTCTTGTAAGAGAGACATGAAAGAATACATCGATGGTATCATCTATGATTTAAGTTATACTGGTAACTATCGTTCATTACGTGCTGCAGAATTGTATAACAACGCAGTAAGCGGATCGACACTCGCTAATATGTTCTATGTTAGCAACGGTACAGGTTTAAGAAACTGTACATTAACCGGATTAAACGGAACACTAACAGAAGAAAATGAATACGGAACTAAACGACCAACTGCAGGCGCATATGTTGCATTAAATCCAGGATTTGGCCCAAATGATAGCAATGTATGGGTTCAAACAAGATCACACTATTCACAAAACGTTACTATGTTTGGTACCGGATGTAGTGGTGCTAAGATTGACGGCGCAATACATGCCGGTGGCAATCGAAGCATGGTTAAAAACGACTTTACAACAATTCTAAGCGACGGATTGGGCGTATGGGTTACGGGTGCTAATTCATTAACTGAATTAGTTTCAGTGTTTAACTACTACGGATATGCAGGGTACTTAGCAGAGCTAGGCGGTCGTATCCGTGCTACTAATGGTAACAGCTCATATGGTACGTACGGTACCATAGCTGAAGGAACTGACACTTACGAACAACCAATTTTTGCAGTCGTTGACAATAGACAACAAGATGCAGTTATAAGCAATGTTGTAGTAAATGGTGTTTTAGGGACAATTCTTCGTGTAGAGTACTCTAATGCCGGCGTTAATCATACTAATGCAGATATTGGAATTAGTGGCGATGGCATTAATGTAGTAACAATCACTAACGAATTCCGTGATGGTGGTGTATTCAATACTAGAATTTTTGATCCTAATGATGGTAGTGCTACAGCAGACTATCCAGGGTATGGCGGATCAAACTATGTAAATGCTATTAATGCTGCACAGGGTGGTTCTCTAGGTGAGTTAACTATTGCTAACTCTGATGTTGCATTAGCAACCGCATATCCTACTATGAGAATTATGATAACTGCTGGTACAGGTGTTGGTCAATATGCTAATATCTTAGATTACAACAACGGTACCAAACTAGTAAAAATTTATAAAGATAGTTTTGCTACGTTAACTGTTACTGGCACTGCTGTTACCAACAATCTTTTAACGGTTGCAAGTACTGCTACATTATTTGCAGGAATGTCAATTTACTTAGGCACAACAGTTAACGGACTAACTGATAACACTTTGTATTACGTCAGAACTGCTAACTTCTCTAGTACGCAATTCTCTGTAAGTTTAACAGGCGCTGCAGGAACCGCAGTAACTATTACTACAACTACTGCTAGCGGATTAACTATTCCGTTGTACGCCGCAGGATGGGATCATGCTGTTCCAGGAACAACAGTTTCTAATGCAATTGACTTAACTTCTAGTTATATTATCGAACCGCGTATTAGCTATACTGCTCCTGGATATACTGCAACTACAAGAACAGTACCTGCTAATACATACATTGGCTCAACATTTGGTAATAATAAATTTGTTGCAATTGGCAACACTGGCACTGCTACAGCCTATAGCCTAGATGGAAAAACATGGGCATCGGGCGGAGTATTGCCAGTCAGTGCCAACTGGGGAGATGTTATCTTTGGTGGCGGATCTGGTGTAGTAGCTTCGATCACAGTAGGTGGTTTAGGCGGTGTCGGAGCAATCTTAACACCTATTATGGGAACTGCTAACAGCATTGGACTGCCGGGCGCTGACCAAGTAGTCGGAGTCACTATTGTCGACGGTGGCCGAAACTATACAACTGCTCCAACAATTGTGTTTACTCCAACAAATGGCGGCCTGGGGGCAGTTGCAGTGTGTACTGTGTTAAATGGAAAAATTGATGCAATCTATATTGATAACGTAGGTTATCCAGGCACTAGTAACGGTTCAGGTTATAATTCTCCTCCTATTGTAACTGCAGATTCTAGTAAAATTACTAAGATGATAACAAGCCAGTGGGGAAGAAACTATACAACTCCGCCAACTGTTACAGTAAGCGCACCAGTCAGTGCTACTGCATGGTCTAGTGGTGATGCCGCAACCAGCGGCAATTACTATTCTCATGCTAACGTAGTTGGTTTAGTAACAACAACTAACTACTACCAAGCAGGTGCCACAGGCACGTTTGGCTCAGTAGCACCTACATTCCAAACAGGAACTGGCGCAAGCGGAACATACGGTGTTGCATTAACTTATGTAGGAACCTTAGCAACTGGAACTGCTGTTTTGACTAATTCTGGCGTAAGCAGCATAACTATAACAGAACCGGGGCAGGGTTATACAAGTACACCTACAATTTCTGTAGTAGATACTTCTGCTAAGTTTGTTGCAATTTCAGGCAGCGGATCAGTTGATGCTGCATATTTGCTAGCTAGCTCAGCTAACACCGCATCATGGACAGCAGGCAATAATTTACCTACATCTACTATGACAGGAATTGCATATGGAGTTCTTAACGGAGTTAGCACATATGTAGTAGTAGGCGGAACCGGATCTAGTTCAGCAGCTTCTAGTGTAACTGGAATATCTTGGACTACACGTTCATTGCCAACATTAGGATCTGGTAACTACTCAGCAGTGGCTTTTGGTAACGGACAGTTTGTAGCAATATCAACAGGTTCTACCCTAGCAACCGCAACAAGCACAAACGGCACTACATGGGTAGCCGGAGGTAACTTGCCATCAGGATTTACTACTGGTACAAGCATTACCTACGGTAATGGACGTTTTGTAGCAATTTGTTCAGCATCTGGAACAGCAACTGCCTACAGTATTGACAACGGTACTACATGGAGAAGCTACGGTGTTGGATTACCATCTACACAGACATGGTCCAAAATTAAATATGGTCAAGGACAATTTATAGCAATTGCTACAGGTAGTACAGTATGTGCTACAAGCCCAGACGGTATCAACTGGACACTACGTACTATGCCAGGTAGCTCGTCTACTTGGTCAACACTATCATTTGGTAATATAAACTCTAGACCGTTATGGATTGCTATGAGTTCAACTAGTGGACAAAATGCAGCTTCTATTAATACCGGAGCACAAGCACTAGGACGTATAGCTGTAGCATCGGGCACAATGACTGAGGTTAGAATGGTTGAACCGGGCAGTGCATATCCTCAGGGAACTGTAACAGCAACTACTGATATTACTAACTTGATTACTGCAGATACTACAGAAAACTTGATTGATAGTCAACCAATTGTATTTTCAAATTGTAACGGCAGTGGCATTGTAACTGAAAAATTATATTATGTAATTGGATCAACTGTAACTAGCACACAATTTAAGGTTAGTCTAGTGGCAGGAAGTAGCACAGCAGTGGTATTAACCTCAGCTACTGGGTTAACTGGTACTTATAAAGCTGGACCGATTATAACACAGTTTGATCCTAACAAGGTTATAACAGCATCACTAAACCCACGCACTGGCAACGGTGTACTGGCTAACCCAAGTTTTTACAATAGAGGAAACACGTTTACCACAGCAACTGGTACATCTGCAGGTGACGGTAATGCTGATCTATATCAGCCTAGTACATTTATTGCCGTTAGAAACTTACACAGAGTACCAGCAGCTGGGTCAAATGTGGTATTTGGTTCTTTACCAAGTACCTGGTATAAATTAGTTGCAGCAACAAATGTTCTAGGCAATGCTGGAGAGTATACTGCTACATTCCAAATTAGCCCAGGAATTAGTGTATTAGAAGCGCCAATTGATGCAGATTTAATAACTACTACTATTAAGTATAGTCAAGTTCGTTTAACTGGACATGACTTCTTGTATATTGGTACTGGAAATCAAGCACAGACTAACTATCCGTTTGTTGACCCTACTACTGCTAGTATTGCGGCGCAAACTAATAGTTCAGGTGGAGGGCGTGTGTTCTTTACAAGTACTGACCAAGACGGAAACTTTAACGTTGGTAACTTGTTTGGAGTTCAACAGTCAACCGGTACTGCTACATTGAACGCCGATGCGTTTAACTTATCGGGATTACAATCCTTACAGTTAGGCGCATTGAATATTGGTGTTGGATCAGCAATTATTACACAGTTTAGTACAGATCCGTATTTTACTGCAAACAGTGATAATATTGTACCTACACAGCGAGCAATTAAATCTTATATTACAGCCCAGATTGGTGGCGGACAGAGCTCATTAAATGTAAATACCCTAACAGCAGGTGTTGTGTATATTGCTAATGATTCTATTTCAACAACCAGTGGCGGTCAGTTAAATATAAAAGCAAAAATGAATTTTACAGGTGGAATTGACGGTGCTCCAGTAGCATTGGGATTCTTTTTACAACGATAATTTTGGAGAAATAAAAAATGGCAACAGGAAGATTAGGTAATATTGCGGTAGGTGTGGCAACTAACGCAACGGCATACACCGTGCCGGCGGGATTCTACACAGTTTGTAATGTGACGTTAGTGAATCGAAACGCAACAGCAGTTAGGATTCGAGTAGCAATGACAACTTCGGGTGGCGCTACGCCAACACCAAACCCACAAGAATGGTTAGAATATGATACTATTGTTGTGCCAGGCGGTGTGTTCGAGCGAACTGGTCTGGTATTAAATTACGGACTAAATATAGTGGTATATTCAGATGCTGCAAATGTTGGGTGTACAGTATATGGCATCGAAACTTCAACAGTATAATAGGTGAGATAATATGGCACGTTTTAACACTACACAATCGACAATTTCAGTAACGGAGGCTACTACACTAACCTACGTACTTGATAAGTCTACAATTTTATTATCCGGCACAGCAGGTTACACCTTAACATTATCGACCCCAGTACCATTTCCGGGCACAATTCAAAGTATATACAACTCCACAGGTGGCAATGTAACTATTCAAACATCAGCTGGAAATATAATTGGTAATGGATTTACGGCTGCTACTACTCAAATTATTCCAAATAATACCACTTATACTCTAACATCAAATGGCACAGATTATATTATTACTAATAATCAAGGTGGTCCAATTTCGGTTACAGCTGGTACATTTAGTGGTGCATTAACTGCAAACAGTACAGTATCGTTAAGTCCGGCAAACGCAAACGTAACAGCTAGTCCAACAGGATCTGGTACTGTTACTATTGCTCCAGCAACTGCTGGTACAATCAATAATGTAGCAATTGGCGGCACTACTAGAGGCGCCGGTAATTTTACTACACTAGATGCTAATGCAGCAGTGGGATTAAGCCCATCAAATGCTACTGTAACAATCAGTCCAACTGGTACTGGTACAGTAGCAATGAGTCCTGCTACTACCGGTAACATTAATAACACAAACATTGGTGGTACTACTCGGGCCGCAGGCGCATTTACCACACTAGGTTCAAATGCACAAGTGACCATGACTGGTGGCACAACCAGTACTACTACTGGCACTGGTCAAGTAGTTGTAACAGGCGGTGTAGGTGTCAGTGAAAATTTAAACGTTGGCGGTACAATTACATCAGCATCCAGCGGCATACAAAATACCCCAATTGGTGGTACTACTCGAGCAGCAGGAGCATTTACTACATTAGCAGCTAACTCAACAATTACAATGTCGGGTGCAGCTACTTTTTCTAGTACTATCATTGTACCTGAACCATCAAGTTCAACTCACGCAGCATCTAAAAACTATGTTGATACTAAAATTTCTTGGTCAACACCTTCAACAATTTATCTTACTAAAACGACTGGTTCAATGTCCTATGCTTTTGCAGCGGGCAACATTGCTGGAGATTCAGTTTCATATAGTTTAATATCTGGTTCAGTACCAGCAGGCATGAGCCTAGCATCAAATGGTCTTCTTAGTGGGACTCCGTCTGCAACATCAAATACTACTTACACGTTTACTTTACGAGCAACTGGCGGATCGCCTACGCAAAACGTTGATAGGGCATTTACCTTTTATCTTATAATACCGCCTCCAGTAGGCCAAATTTTGTATGAAGGATCTCAAAGCGGTACCAATGGCGGTGTAACAGCATATACATGGGTTGCACCTGCTGGTGTTTCCACAGTGAGTGTGGCTGTAATTGGCGCAGGCGGTGGCGGCTATTATGGGTGGGCTGTGTGCGGCGGATCAGGCGGCGGCATGGCATGGGGAGCAGGAATACCTGTCACCCCAGGGTCCAGTTACACAGTTCAAGTTGGAGACGGTGGCTGCTGGAGCGGCAACGGTGGCGGATATTCATGTTTTCCAAACTTTATGGGCGGCGGCGGTCGTTGCGGATGTTGCCAAGGATGTTGCGCCTATGGCGGTTCGTACACTGCTGCCTGCGGTAGTAGTGGTATGGTAGCGTATCCAGATACAGCCGGAGGTGGCGGTGGCGCTGGCGGTTATGGCCCAACTAACTGTAATGCAGCCACTTCTGGATATCGAGGATGCTACGGCGGTGGTGGCAGCGCAACCAGCCACCACTCATCAACTCACGGCACAGGAGGCGGTGGCGGCACAGGCATCCTTGGCCAAGGTACAGACGGTGCATGTGGCAATCCCGGCACAGGCCATGGTACATCAGGCGGTGCCGGCCAAGGTGGATCCGGCGGAACTTGTGGCAAATACGGAGAACCATATTCAAACGGTCAGGGTAACGGATTTGCCTGCGGTGGCAACTATGGTGGCGGCGGAGGCGGAGGCGGAACCGGCCAAGGCGGCGGCTGGGGCGGCAAAGGTGCAGTCCGTATCATTTGGGGACCGGGCCGATCATATCCAAGCACTGGTACAGCTAATCAATAATAGAATAACGAGGATAATTACTAATGAAAATATATGTAAAGATTGATGAGAATGGAGATCCTGCATCATACCCAATAACCCAAGAAAATTTAAATCATGTCTTTGGAATGGGTACCGACTGGGATGACGAATTTGCCTTGACGCAAGGGTTTTCTGTAGTTAATAATTCTGAAATGCCCGCACTTGAAACATACACCGAAGTTACAAAAGGTGAAATTGTTAAAAACGCCCAAGGTAAAATTGAGCAGATGTGGTCTGTTACGGAAATTTCACGAGAAGAAAAAATAAGAAGATGGATTCTAGGCCCACGAGAATATTACTTAATATCTTGCGACTGGACTCAACTCCCTGATGCTCCAATTAGTGATGAAGAAAGGGCACAATGGACAATTTATCGAGCAGCTCTCAGGAACATTACCGATACTACTGATATTGATATCTTAAAAGATAGAATTGATGTACCCTGGCCAGAGCCGCCGACAAAACCGTCAAAAGATACCAAGTATGCAATAGCTCCACCACCGCTACCAAGATTGGATCCACTTGCACTAATAATACCACCAGTAGAACCGGTATAATTATTAATAAAAAACGGACTGTATAGTCCGTTTTTTTATGATCAAGAAAAATATTTGTACCCTAAATTTTTATCCCAGTTAATCCAGTGTCTAATGTACCATCTTGCAACAGACCTTTCTTGAATAATTTTTCCATTAGAAATACATGATTTTATATCTTTAACAGTCTCAGCCCATCGTTGATCAGTTTGCAATTTATTAGTAGTAGTAGCAACCGTAGTTTTCCAAAATTCACTATCAAAAGTTGAGCCACCGTGATATGCAAAATTAATAAAATTTTCAATATCCTGTGCAGCTTCAGTTAGTCTATAGTTAACATCATCTATTGAACATTGCCCATAAATGTAATCAGTTAAGTTTCTCATAACTGTACTGTAAAAATAGCCGGATAGCGCCTCCATCGGTTCAAAGAACAATGCGGCATTACCATTTTTAATTATGCGTCCATTAAAAAAACTTTTTGCATAGTAGCTGTTAAATTTAAACTCTTTTAGATTTAAATCTGTAGTATTAAAGATTTTTTCAATATCCGCTACTGCATCTTCTCTTGAAGTAATTTTATCGTTATACAAGTAACCCCAACCTTGTCTAGTAGTTAACGGAATACCAAACATCCAACCGTTGGCATGTGCTTGATGAATTGTAGTTCCCCATGTGCCTGGTTCATTTATGACGTTTACTAAGCAGTGATTAACAGGATCATTAATGACATTGTAATCTGTTAGGTCTTTTGGAGTTCCTCTACAGTCGATTACAAAATCAAAATGGTGGCTGACATTGTCAACAGTAACAGTTGCTAGATTAACAGTACTAGTAAGATCAGTAACTGATCCTTCTATTGTTTTAAATCTATCGCCCCATATTTTTTTAAATCGACCAAAACAAAAATTTTTTAATTTACCATTGTTAAAATGCATAGCATATTGCGGTGGATGCATTAGGGAAGTAAAGTCTGTATCTCTCCAATTCTTCCAAGTAACTCCTAATTTTAGTGTAGCATCTAGCTTGTCTGCATCTTCTAGTAGTGTAAAGCCAGCGCCTTCGAACAGCACTGTAGGAAATCCTGGATCCATCGATTCACCTATTTCTAGAATTTTTACATTCGGATCGTATATTGCAGTAACAGTGTCATCCTCATTACCTAGCCAACGAAGTGCATGACTCAATGAGGTTATACCAGCAGTACCTACACCTATAACAGCTATTTTCATAATTCTTTTCCAGTTGGGTTATCAAAGATTACATAATTATGCCACTCGGGGTGATCATTATGCTCAAACAAATTAACAAATTCTGACAGAGAAATATCGAAAGCAAGGGTAATTCGTTCGGAGTTAGTTGTACTATGATGCGGAGTAGTGTAGTGCGGAATATTATGTTGAAATAGTGTAATTTTTCCTATCCGATTATAACTAACATATATTTCTGGATCGTTAATTTGATTTATTGGATTTATATAAACTGTACTAGTATCTTCACATTGCACTGTCACGTGCCCGCCTAAATATGACCATTCATCGGTTGAGTGGATATGCGGACACATTTCTTCACTTTCTCGCATTACATTGGCCCAGCATTGTATCATAACATTTGATCTAGGCACATTATATGCTTGAAGAAATTCTAAATATTTCTCATGTATTTGAACTTTTAATTTTTCTATCTCTGGTTCTGTCCATGAAAACACATTAAATGACTTCCAGCGCGAGGTTAAACTATCATTACCTAATCCGGTATACGCAGCAGTTGTTGGCGGAGTTGTGTTAATAATTATCTTTTCTTTTTCTAAGATTATATTTGCAATTTTTTTAAAATCTATACCCTCAATAAAGTTTTCAGCAAATATATAATGGTAAATTGGGGCAAACGGACTCTTAGGAGGTTTGCTTTTAAATTCTGAGAATTTCCAATTACTATCTCGTACAGTACCATTCATAATAACGTAGCCTTGTTGTACAGTTACTTATCAGGAATTCTCACTCCTTGTTAACATCGTGATAAGTAACTGCATAGAGGAATACAAATGCCTAAAAAAATCGAAAATATTGTAGTAGTTGGCGGCGGCAGCGCAGGTTGGATGACTGCTGCCACCTTAATTAACTTTTTTCCAAATAAGAAAATAACAGTAATAGAAAGTCCAGATGTTCCAATTGTAGGTGTTGGTGAAAGCACACTAGGCGGTATTAGGCATTGGATGCATGCCTTAGGAATAGACGAACAAGATTTTATGAAGTATACTAACGCTTCTTATAAAATGAGCATTAAATTTACCGATTTTTATAATAAGGATGCAGGGTCATTTCACTACCCGTTTGGTACTCCTGTGGGAGATGACGTAGGAGGCGGTGTAAAAGATTGGCAGGCTAAAAAGGTATTTTATCCTGAAACCCCAGTTGAAGATTATTGCAGAACGTATTTTTCAACAATGCCAATCATAGAAAATAATAAATTTACTAATGATCCCACCGGCTTTGATAATTATAGACCTGACACAGATGTAGCATATCATTTTGAATCAGTTCTATTTGGTAAATGGTTATGTGATCATTATTGTATTCCCCGCGGCGTAATCCGTATTCAAGATACTGTTTCCAACATTAAAACTTCAGACTCTGGCATAGAAAAATTAATTATGGAGAATGGTGACGAAATAGTTGCTGATTTGTTTGTTGACTGCACTGGATGGAAAAGTATGCTATTAGGCGAAGCACTAGCGGAACCTTTTATTTCTTATGCAGATATGTTACCTAACAATCGTGCATGGGCTGTGCAAGTTCCCTACGTAGAAATTGAAAAAGAATTAGAACCCTACACAAATTGTACGGCTATCAATAACGGATGGTGTTGGAATATTCCGTTATGGAGTAGACTTGGTACCGGGTATGTTTACAGTGATAAATTTGTTAGCCCTGAAGATGCTAAGGAAGAATTTAAACAGTATCTAATGAGCGACAAAATGACTGTGCCACGAACTAAAGAGCAGGTAGAAGCGTTAACTTATAAAGATATTACTATGCGTATTGGAATCCACGAACGCACTTGGGTTAAAAATGTAGTTGCAATTGGATTAAGTGCAGGGTTTATTGAACCTCTTGAAAGTAACGGATTATTTACTGTACATGAATTCCTATTTAAAGTAGTTGCAACATTGGATCGAGAAGGATACGTAACACAATGGGATCGAGATGTATATAATTCTGCAACCTTGGAATTATATAACAATTTTGCAGAATTTGTAGCAATGCATTATGCATTAAGTATTAGAGATGATACAGAATATTGGAGAACAATTTCCAATAAAACATTTAGTCCAAAGATGACAAAACTAATACCAACTCTTGGAAAAGGGTTCCATGATCTAGCAAATAGAAAAATGTTTTATTTCAATCATGGAGATTTTGGCGGAATACATTGTGTAGCAACTGGTATGCATTTTTTTGTTATGAGTAAACTTAATACTATTTTTGCATCACATGTTTTTAGAACTGATGTTAAATCACAAGTAGATACCTTTGTTTCTAGACGACGCAATCTTCAGACAAAATGGCAAGATGTTGCAAAAAATCTGCCTTCGTTATTTCAATATTTAAAAACAAACATACATAATGAGTGAAATAATTCCGTTATTTTCAGTTCCTGTATATACAACAACTCTTGATATTCCGGAGCAGAAATTTCAGCACGTTCTTAATTATTGTAAAGAATTAAAATTTTATCAAAACGCCGGCCACAATTTTGCAAGCCACAATCGAGACATTTTGTCTGAACCAATGTTTGCAGAAATTAGGGAGTTGATACAAACCGAAATTAATCATTATACTAAAAATATAATGATGTGGGATTCTAACGAATTTTATATTACACAGTCGTGGGTTAATGTTAACCCAAAAGATACCGAACATCATATACATTACCACTATAATAGCATTATTAGTGGCACATTTTATTTACAAACTAGCGATAATGACAATATTGTTTTTCATAGAAGATCTGAAGTGGCCCTATTAAATATGGAGAGAAGTTCTTTCAACATATGGAATAGTGACTTTTGGAAAGTGCAGGTAAAAAATAACTCAATTGTGTTATTTCCGTCGCCGCTCTATCATAGTGTTGATAAGAATGAAACTGAATACGAACGAGTAAGTATTGCGTTTAATGTATTTGCTCGCGGTGAATTTGGAACTGAAAAAGGTTTGACCTATTTAAAACTATAATTATATGAAACGATCAACAGTATTTTTAATTAATGGAGGTGCAGGAAGGGTATTATGTTCAATTCCTGCATTAGAGTTATACGAACAAGAAAATCCTAACGATGATTTTGTTATAATTGTCGAACACGGGATAAATTTTTTTAAAGGACATCCAACACTATACAAGCGATGTTTTGAGTTTCATCATAAAAATTTATTTCATGATAAAATTAAAGATCGAGTCTATAAATTCCCAGAACCTTATCAAGTATGGGAATACTATAATAATTTAGCCACAATTTCGCAAGCATTTGATATTGCTATAAACAACAAGGGAGTAAGGAAGTTGTTACCACCTACTATTGTATTATCTAATAGTGAACTAACTGGGTCTATAGAAACAATTAATCTTATTAAAAAAGACAAAGGAAATAAAAAAACAATAGTATTTCAGCCATTTGGTAGAGGCACAAATCTGCACAATACTGGCATAGGTGTAGATACTTTTGGAAAATCATTTTTCATAGGAGATGTAGCAACAATTATTAGATCGTTGCAACAACAGTATATAGTTGTGTTGATGTGTGAGCACGACATTAACTTTAAAGAAGCAGGTTACGAAAATGTAGATACAGCCCAGATTACAGGGTTATCATTGCGTCAGTGGTTTGCCATTATTAATGCATCGGATTATTTTTTAGGATGCGATAGTGTGGGACAACATGCGGCATTTGGTCTAAATAAAAAAGCAACAGTTATACTAGGCAGCACATTTAAAGAAAATGTATCATATCCTGATTACGGCGGGTTTGATATTTTAGATTTTGGAGAAGGTAAAAAAACTTACTCTCCTATAAGATTGTGCAATGATGAAGTTGCAGATTTAACTAACGAATCGATTATGAAATTAACTACTGATCAACTTAACCAAGTTGTACAATCTGTTAAAACAAATATAGAGGAATAACATATGGACTATGAAATATTTCCACTCTTTCCGTCAGTAATATATAAAAAAAATCTTGCATTTGAACTTACACAGCCAGAATTAAATGCTATTTACTCAACCGATATGCATTTACAGGCATTGGGTAATAATACATCATTTGATAGTAGATTATTAGATAATCCAGTATTTTCTAGGTTGAAGAAAGTTTGTTTAGATCATGCTCAAATATATTACACCGAAGTTATGAAATACGATTATAAATTGCATATGACAAACTCTTGGTTAAATGTAACGCAAGAAAATCAATCTCACAATGCACATAATCATAATAACAGCATAGTGTCCGGAGTATTGTACATAAAAACTAAAGATAGTACTCCGTCAATTACATTTTGTAGATTAACTCCGCCATTACTACTAAATGTAAACGCAAGCGAATACAATTTTTTTAATTCATTAGAATGGGAATTACCTGTTGAAGATAATTGTATTGTTATTTTTCCATCACAATGTTTTCACTATGTGAAAAAAAATGTAACTTTGAATGAACGAATTTCTATTGCATTTAATACATTTGTTAAAGGCAATATTAGAGCTGAATGGTCTGGCGCAGATTTAGAGTTAGGATAAAATATGAATAAACAACCAGTATGGATTGCAGGATTTGCCAGAGGACATAACGCCGGGGTGTGTTTGTTAAAAGATGGTGAAATTGTATTTTCTGTAGAAGAAGAAAGGCTTACTAGATGCAAATACGACGGAGGTCCGTTTGCTAGTATACTTAAAATTTTAGAGTACACTGATAAACTTGATTATATGGTGTTTTCTCACACTACTCCCTTAGACACCGCAGGTAATATAGAATTTACTGGGGATAATATATATGTTGGGTTTGCTAGAAAACTAGGATTAATTAGCAGGGCACATAATTTTGGTAAACATCCTCAAGTTATTGACATGTGTAATATACATCATAAATTACATGCTGCATGTGCATTTTATCGATCTGGATGGGAGTCTGCCACTGCATTAGTAGTAGACGGCGCTGGAACATTTTTCCCTACAGTTATTGATAATATAGATATTACCACTTGGGAAACAGAATCAATTTTTAGTTGTAAGTATCCTGCAGAAATTAAAACGCACTACAAACACCATGCTACTAAATTTAACATTATTCCAAAATTAGAACCTGCAATGGACAGTGAGTGGATTAGCGAGCCCGGAAATACATACGAGGCATTGTTTTCAGACAGGGCAGGTATTGTAAAAGTGTACGAGGCTGCATCGCTGTATTGCGGATTTCAAGAAATTGAAGCTGGAAAAACTATGGGGTTATTTCCATACGGACAGCCATCTACTGAAATTCCTGCACTATTTATTGATGAAGGCCCTAGGTCATTATCTAATAGAAATTTAGTTATACCAACTTATCCGGCCGGAGCAAAAATTAATAAACTTGCAGCCCCTTATTTAGACAACATAGCTGTTGCAGACGAAGATGTTAGTTTACTTCAAAATAGACGAGATGTGGCATATGCTACACAAATTCAAACTCAAGCTGAAGTTGTTAAGCTAATTAAGAAAGCAGTTAGTATGACAGGTAATAAGCGTGTAGTAATCAGTGGCGGCTACGGCTTAAACTGTGTTGCTAACTATCACTATCTTGATGCACTAAAAGATGATGGTATCGAAATTTATGTAGAGCCAATTAGCAATGATGCTGGCACTGCAATGGGTGCTGCTATGTTTTTATGGCGCCATGTAAGCCAAGATACGACTATTAGAAAATTTGAAACTTTATACTTAGGACCTAAACATAATTATACTGTTGATTATGTTATAGACACAGCACATGCTAGTGATGTAGAAATTATTGATGCGTATTATAGTGATGTAGTTAATCTATTAATTAACAAAAATATTGTAACAATTTATCAAGGGCAATCTGAAAACGGCCCACGTGCGCTAGGTAATCGAAGTGTGCTATTTGATCCGCGATTTGTTGACGGTAAAGACTATGTTAATGAAGTTAAACATAGAGAATACTTCCGTCCTTTTGCTGGCAGTATTTTACATGAATACGCACACGAGTGGTTTGATCTAAGAGGTATGGATAGCAGCCCACATATGATGTATGCAGTAAATTGTCGACCTGGCATTGCAGAAAAGATACCTAGTATTATTCATGTTGACGGTAGTTGCCGCATACAAACTGTTACAGAACAACAAAATTTTCATTACTATAATTTAATTAAAGAATTCTATAATCAAACTGGATGTCCTATTATATTTAATACTAGTTTTAACTTAGGAGGAGAGCCATTAGTTGAAACACTAGAAGATGCTATTTGGACATTACAAAATTCTGATATTGAATATTTGTTTCTGCCAGAATTTAATAAATTAATTACAGTAAAAATAAATCACAGGAAAGAGAATAACTATGTCAGATAATATGTCTAAGGTAAGATATAACGAACTTCCAAATATTGGTGTGTTGTCGGATCAAGTTCCGACTGATATGCTAGCCATGTTAAATTTAGAAATACAAGAACTAATCACAAGTGATTTTAAATCACAGCAACAATTCAACCATAAGTTGCTCGGCCATATGAAACATGAATACGATCTATCTAATTGTATTTCTAGAATTGAACCTTATATTTTAAATTTAGTTAATATGTATGATCAACAATGGAATTTGCTTGAACATTACGACGACTCTGGCAGTAGCATAGTTAAGTATCTAAAATTAACAGATTTATGGGTAAACATTCAAAAAAAACACGAATTTAATCCTCCCCATGAGCATACGGGCATTGCAAGTTTTGTTATATGGATCAATATTCCATATGACTTAGCAGCTGAAGAAGCATATTTTCCTATAGTTAGCGGCGGCCCCAACGCTAATAGAACATCTAAATTTACATTTCATTATTCAAATTTAATGGGGCAACACCGACATTTTATGATTGAAGTAGATAAGAATCACGAAGGGACAATTATATTATTCCCGTCAAAATTAAATCACAGTGTAAATCCTTTTTACACAAGTGACGGTTACAGGATATCCGTGGCCGGAAATGTTAGGTCGGTGCTACCATGAAAATAATAGACAACGCACTTTCCCTGTCAGTTCTTAATTTATTAGAAAATAAAATTTTAGAATATGACTTTCCTTGGCACTATAGTCCAATTACGTATCCTTTTGGAAAACTTACTAGTACCAATCCTCACCCTTTTAATTTTACAAATTATCCAATTATTGACGGACAAACTCAGAATGACATCGGAGTATTACTACAACCTATACTGTTTGACTGTATAGATAAAATAGGGCAACCTGCAGATCAAATATTTAGAGTGCGAGTAGTACTACAGCCGCGTACTTGCGGCCAATATACTAACGATCCGCATATTGATCTACCATTTCCTCATCGAGTGGGAATATTATATCTAACTGATTCAAATTCTCCTACAGTAATATATAACGAAAAATACGATTTTAATTTAGACAAATCAAAATATGAAGATTTTGCTTCAGCAAGTTTTGAATATTTTAAAGAAAATTATCTAGGAAAGGAAACGGTATTACAAACTGTAACTCCTCAACGAAATAGATTGTTAGGGTTTGATGGCGGACACTATCATGCGAGCGCGACTCCCAACGATGTAGATCGTCGCGTAATAATAAATATTGCCTACGGAATGGCAAAGGATGCCCAATAAATGACTTATAAAATTACAGTAGTAGGCGGAGGCACCGCCGGTGTTATGGCAGCAACATATTTCAAGTCTTATTGGGGCGACCTAGTTGATGTTACTATGATATATGATCATAAGAAACCCGGAATAGGTGTTGGCGAAAGTCTGACTCCTATTTTTGACAACTATTTAAAAACAGTTGGCATAACCACCGTTGAGCTGATACAGAACTGCAATGCAACTATTAAACTAGGTTTAAAATTTAAAAACTGGACGCACGAAGGCAGCGAGTGGCATCATAGCTTTCCAATTAATCAAGCAATTAATGCTACTGATCCTACAATTGCAGACTTTAATGCAGTAGATGCGTATGATATATTGCACGACCAATATGAAAATTCATACAACTATGATAGTTTTTACTATGATAATAATTTAATATTCGGGGTAGATAATTTGTCTTATAGACATGCCATGCACATAGATGCTAATCTTGTTGGAAGATATATTGAATCAAAATTCAAAGATAAAATTAATATTGTTGACGGCATTGTGCAACAAGTTAATGTTGAACATAGAGAAATTACAAATTTAGTATTAGCATCGGGCGATACTATTACTAGTGATTTGTTCATAGATGCATCTGGTTTAGAGTATGCACTAATTAAACATTTAAATCCAGAATGGATTGACGTAACTGATCAGCTACCAACTAACCGTACAATCCCTAACCCATTGTTTAAAGATTTTGATTATATTCCCCCTTATACTACGGCTGACGCAACAAAGAACGGATGGATACTAGATGTTCCATTATCTAATAGACGAGGTACTGGATATGTATATTCGTCAGAATTTACATCCGACGAAGAGGCTAAAAAAGACTTTAACCAATGGCTATTAAAAACACACGGTACTGAATTAGCAAGTGATCGAGTTATTAAGTTTAATAACGGATACTGGAAGGAACAATGGATCGGTAACTGTATTGCTATTGGATTAGCAAGCGGATTTGTAGAACCTCTTGAAGCAACTAGTTTGCATAATACATACAGTCAATTAGATACTATAACTAGTACGCATTCATTAATTAAATGTCAAATTGATTCCGATGCTTATAATATATTTTCAACACGTATGTATGAAAACAGTGTTGAGTATATTAGGTTTTTTTATCATACAAAAAGAACCGACTCTGAATTTTGGAAATATTTAACTAACAATACACCAAAATGGTTACAAGATTTAGATACTAAGTTATTAAATGCATTTCCGGGGCCCCGAGATTTCCCTAAGATAGGAATGTTTGGTTCTAGCAGCTATACATCTATTGGGTACGGCCACGGAAGATTTACGAAACAAGGAATTGAAAGATATCTAACGTCTAAACACATGATGCAACATGCTAAACATGCATCGGAACAAATAAAGAAAATTAAATTAGATTTAAGAAAACACGCAGTTAATCACAAACAATGGATTGATTACATTAAATCAAGTCAATGATATCAGTAACTGTTTGTATCTTGCTTTGAATAATTCGATTTCGCAAACTAAGATCTAGTCCTTTATGCACAGGTTTAGGTAAACTTTCTAAATTAAACCATCCCCATGCAACGTGCTCGTCGCTGAGTTTGGGGATAAATTCTTCATCTACAATACAGAAGTATGTGTGAAAATTAAACATACTATCATTGCTAACAAATCGTTCAAGTGGAATAGTCTTTTTAATATCAGGCATTGCACCTAATTCTTCTTCAATTTCTCGTTGTAGACCCTGCCACGCAGATTCGTTAGAATGATTAGTACCCCCGACTAACCCCCAACGTCCTGCATGTTTACCTTCAGACTTTTGCAGCAATAAAAATCTTTTTGTTGTTCGTGCGCAAATTAACGCACCGGAACAATCAATTAGTTCGTTTATAATTCTAACCTCCAACTTCCGCGTCTGTAGTCACCGTCAAAACTTTTCACCCAATTAACGCCATTCCATTTGTATTGTACTAGTGTATAGATGTTTGTTTGATAAATCAAGTTTTCTGAGTTTTCGCCTGCTGAAAATACTACCCACCATTTATTGCCATCCCATTCAATAATATCGTTTGCTTCTGCAATAAAGTCAGTGCCGTCATCATTTTTCCAAGCATCTGGACCGTCTTCATTTAGATTTAATACATAGGTAACTGTGCTACCTACAGGTATAAATGCAGCAAGAATAATAACATAATTACCATCTCTTTCTATAGGCGTAATCAAACCTACTTCAACTCCGTTGACGAACACATGACAATCATTTACTTTATCAAACTCAACTGATGTACTAATTCTTTGTATTTTTAATCCAGTAACAAACGTATCACGGACACCGCCACCAATATTGTCAATAATTAAGTATCTAGTACCAAGTACTAAATTGCTTGGACCTGTAGTTGTAGGGTCAATTACTGCGTCAAAACTACCCCATTGACCCGATAATCTAGTAGGGCCAGCAACCATGTCATTAGTGGGAAATGTGCCGTCATCCCAGTTAACTATCATTTCAGATTCATCTAACGGATTTATACTTAGGTAGCCAACAACTTCACTGCCGTCAGGTTGCAACAAATAAATCTTTGCTAGTCCAGCAGTATATTTTCCAGGATGCTGTTGTAGTATCACCTGCCAATTTAACCATACTCCGGGTTGCGTACTACTGACTAATTTAATTTTGCCTTCTGATACAACAATGTCAAAGTTACCCAGTGTAGTCTTTGCACTTGCAATAGAGTTTGCTGGATATGATTGCCCTGCATCAACATACACACCTAATCCGTCAATGTATGAATCGCTCATTCCAGAACTATCAAATGTGCTTGAAATAATATTAGTAACAACGCCTAACTTCTTAACTTTTGCAGGAGGAGTAATCCATATAGGAGTAGTAAGTGTTAGTGTAGCAACATCAATCTGCGTAGCAGTACCCATCGGAACTGTGCGACTACTAAAACTAACATCACCAAGGTCAACAACGGTTAATGATGTCCAGTCAACAAAGTTATCAGTTGTTTGTATTTCTAAACTCGGATTAAACAATACTAGGATTTGTTCAAGAATTTGTAATTTTTGTTCTGTACTAGTTGACCAGATGTCTGCTTTAACTGATAACTTAAATGGAGTTGGCATTAGTCGTTCAACAGTATAGTTTTGTCCTTGGGTGCTAGTATAGTTTCCATTTTCGTCAATGTCGCGTTCACGAATATGCATCTTACTAACCAGTGTTGCATCTCCTAAACGAGTATTGTCAAGATCAAGATCAGTAATGTATATTGCAATCCTCGGAGCACTTTGTAAAGTATTTTCTGAGTTTTGATTAACAATAGTCGCTGCTTGACGGTCCTGGTCGCCATACATAACCGGCACACGCACTAGTGTACCATCTCCGTATCTAACAACAAAATTGCTTAGTAGTCTAACTATCTGTAATAAGTATCGGCGTATCTGGCCGTCATAAAAATATTGCATTATAAATCTGCCTTAGGTTTAAGTGCTTTACTCAATGCTTGACGTTCTGCAACATTCTCACCAGCGATGTTATCAGTTGCTGTATTATTAATAAACCCAGTTCTGAAAGTTTGTTTAGTATCGGTATTTGACAAGGTAGTACGAATCGCATCTTCACGTTTAACCCAACGTGATCCGTCATATCTAAATAATCTATTGGGTAAAAAGTCAGTTCTTAAGAAGAAGTCGCCGTCAATAGCACCTGCAGGAAAGGCAATTCCGTGCCCAAAATCAACACCATTAGGGGGAATGCCATCACCTAACAAGTATCCGCTATAGCCAGTACGATTTGGTCTAGCCCCGATTCTACTTGCATCCATCTGCATACTAGAAGCATCTGGCGGAGTTGTTGCATCGTCTACTGTGATAAGTGCAGGGTTACCAAACTCGTCAGCAGATAGTGAATAAAATTGTTGGGTTTCATAACCACTCTTAGGAGCATTGGCTTCTGCTTGGTCAAGAATAGCATCATTGATCTCAAGACTTTTTGTCTGTGTACTTAAAATGCTTTGTATAGTGGCGCCAGAGTATACACTAAAGTAACTGGCATTTGGCGGAGCTCTGCCTGTAGTAGCTGCGGTAACTTGATACAGTGTGCCTTGATAGCGAATAATTTCTCCAACTGCATATGTTGTTGTTGGACTATAATCTCCTGTAAAGTTAGCATCTTTATCTGTAGGAGTTTTAAGAATGTCTGAGTACTGTTGTTGATCAGCAATCTTGCCTAATTTTAATCTGTATAGGTGTGGGTACCATGTGCGACTAAATCCTTCGGCGGCACGTCCAACTTCACTAACAACAAAGAATCTCGGAAGGGCTTGGTCAGCATCATTAAGTGCAAACTCATCGCGTAAGTGCGGCAGTTCTACCACATCACCTGCTAGCGGTTTACGTCCCACTAACTTGATAAAATCATTAATATGCACAGTCATAAAAACTGTGTCATTGTCAATGAACAAACCAAACTGACTTAGGTTAAAGTCAATGTCAGATACGTTATAAACGCCACGTACTGTATAAATTGAGCTGTCATACTTTCTATCACGATTTTCAAGGAACAATAAATCTTGTATATTTGTTTCTTTTACAGCATCGTACATAGGCATATCCGCAGTACTTTCACCTGTTAGGGGATTTTTAGGTCCTAAGTATTTGTGCAGATATATGTCAGTACCGCCTACCTGAAACATCTCAGATATACTGCGATCGTGAAATTTGTAATCATTGCCTTTCTCGGGCTTGTAAAGGGATAAACGTGGCATAGTACAATATTTAGCGATAAATAAGATGGGAGATACAAATGTCAGACAATCCACAACAGGTTAAACAGCAAGTTTTTGATTATTGCCGCGCCATGCTAGGTGACGGTATGATTGACGTTGAGCTTGATCCAATTCATTATGAAACAGCATTAGATCGTGCGCTAACACGATTCCGCCAACGTAGTCCAAATGCAGTAGAAGAAAGCTACAGTTTCTTAACACTTGAGAAAGATAAAAATGATTACATACTGCCTGCAGAAATTATTAATGTTCAGTCTGTTTTTAGAAGAACATTGGGATCAAGAACTGGAGGTGGAACTGGAACAAACTTTGAGCCTTTCAATCTTGCGTACACTAACACGTATCTGTTAAACAGCACCATGCTGGGTGGTATTGCTACCTACTTTATGTTTGCTAGTTATCAAGAAATGATTGGTAAAATGTTCGGAGCATACATTGAATTCCAATGGATTCCTACAAGCCGCACACTAAGAATACTACAACGTCCATTTAGTGAAGGCGAAGTAATAGGTCTACGCACACAGAATTTTAGACCAGATTATCTTATCATTGACGACATTTATGCTAAACAATGGATACGTGACTATTCACTAGCTAACTGTAAAATGATGTTAGGTGAGGCACGCTCTAAATTTGCATCTATCGCTGGACCACAAGGTGGCGGTGCGCTAAATGGTAATGACTTAAAGTCGGCTGGTAAAGAAGAACTAGCCGCATTAGACAAAGAATTAGAAACCTTAATCAGTGGTGGCACTGGTTATGCTTTTATTATAGGTTAATTATGAAAGTATACGAAATTATTTCAGAGTCAGCTGCGTGGAGACGCAAAGAAGGCAAGAGTAAAAAGGGTGGACTTAATGCCAAAGGTGTAGCCAGCTATCGTCGTGAGAACCCAGGTAGCAAACTACAGACAGCAGTTACTACTAAACCTAGTAAATTAAAAGCAGGCAGCAAAGCAGCCAAACGTCGTAAATCATTCTGTGCTAGAATGGGAGGTGTTGACGGTCCAATGAAAAAGCCCAACGGCAAACCAACTCGTAAAGCACTGGCACTAAGAAAATGGAATTGTGAAGAATGAAAGTCTACGACATTATTACAGAAGTAGCTCAACCTAAGCCAACTAAACGTCAAAGTCAGTCTAGTAAAGGTATGAATATCTACGGCGATAAAGAAAAGGCTGACAGCACCTATGTGTCATTTAAATTAGGGCAAGCAATGGCCTGCACCGACGGCAAAACTAAGCCAGACATCGATGCCAAAAGTTGGTTTGGTAAAAAGAAAACAGTACATCCATATACCAAAGAAGAGCAAGATATGTTTGTTCAAGCTGCTAAAGCAGTGGGCGCAGACTACACTGATTTAAATCACGGTGACATGCAAAGCAGAGAATTGGACAGCACTAATAAAACTAGTCCAGTTGCTAAGATTAAAACGAACAAATACGGCGTATAAATCTCTTGACCATGTAATCTATTTGTTATATAATAGATTATGAGACAAATAATTGATAATTTTTTGCCAACTGATGAATTCAAAGCATTTCAATCAGAGATAATAAGTGATTTTTTCCCGTGGCATCTAGACACGGTATTGAACTACGATATTCCTAAATTAGTTGACGTTTTAGACAACTGGCAACTAGTACATTCGTTTTATCATCCACGGCATTACTCACCTTCATTTAGATTGATAGAACCAATTATAGCTAGACTTCAACCGGATCTCCGTGTACTGTTAAAAGCAAAAGTAAATTTAAATCCACGAGCCGAAAAAATTAAAATACATGGGTATCACTGTGACGTACCGTGGTCTGACGTGACTGCGATATCAAAAACTGCTGTGTTATATATTAACAGCAACAATGGCTTTACTATATTCGAAAAAGACGGTGAAAAAATTAATAGTGTGGCTAATCGAATGGTAATATTCTCAGCAGATGATCGACACAGCGGTACTACCTGTACTGATCAACAATTTCGTGTTGTATTAAATTTAAATTTTATTTAAGGACTTTTATGATTATAGGTGTATGCGGATTTATCGGGTCTGGCAAAGATACGGTTGCTGACTATCTTACAAATTTTCATGGCTTCCGACGAGAATCATTTGCCAACAGTTTAAAAGATGCGGTAGCCCATGTGTTTGGTTGGGATCGAACCATGTTAGAAGGCCGCACTAAATCTGCACGTGAATGGCGCGAACAAGTAGATCCGTGGTGGAGTGAACGTTTAAATATGCCTAATCTTACTCCGCGTTGGGTATTGCAGTATTGGGGTACAGAAGTGTGCCGCAAAAGTTTCCATGACGATATATGGATTGCTTCGCTAGAAAATAAACTACGTAATAGTACCGACGATATTGTTATTAGCGATTGCCGCTTTCCTAACGAAATTAAATCAATTAAAGATGCAGGTGGTATTGTAGTACGTGTTCATCGAGGTCCAGAGCCAGAATGGTATCAAGATGCAATAAACGTAAACGAAGGCCGTGGCAATATGAGTTGGTTATTAAGCACCGACAAACTTAAAAGATTAGGCATTCATGCTAGCGAAACTGCCTGGGTTGGAACTAAGTTTGACCTAGTACTTGATAACAATGCTACTATTGATGACTTGTTTGCACAGGTTAAAAGTCTGGTTTTAGAGAACCCTGCTTCCACTGAAACCCTTCCTTGTGAAGAGTCCTCTGACAGTTTGCACACACTGTCTTGAGATTAGCAGGGCGGGAGTTGTTTAGATTTCCGTCCACATGGAATACGTTAAACTGTTCTCGGTGTTTGCTTTTATATCCACACTTATCACAGTCTGACTTCATTCGATAACCGTCCCTATACCACTTAGGTTCTCCACTGCGTATTCCGCCGTGATGCAGACATGCTTCGCATCGTTTACGATAATATATACGTCCGTTCTTAACATAGTTAACGGCAGCGGGTCTTAAACCGCAAATACACAGAGGTCTTGTCATACACATATTTATACCGGACCTTTTTGCCCCCTTTTCTTAGGTGTATTAGCAGCTATTTTTAACCAAATGCTATAAATACATGTAGAACAAGAACCTTAGGAGATTCCAAAATGGCATTAAGTTCACCAGGCGTACAAGTCAGCGTAATTGACGAATCATTTTATACACCAGCAGAACCTGGCACAGTCCCATTGATTGTGGTAGCGACAGCTGAGAACAAACAAAACGGCGGAGGCACCGGCATCGCCCCGGGAACACAAGTTGCCAACGACGGAACAGTGTATTTGCTAACAAGTCAGAAAGACCTAGCAGATACTTTTGGAGACCCAGTTTTCAAGACTGACTCTAATAACAATCCTATCCATGCAGGCGAGCAAAACGAATACGGTTTGCAAGCAGCCTACAGTTTACTAGGTGTTAGCAATCGTGCATTTGTAGTGCGAGCAAATGTTGATCTTGATCAACTAAATGCCAGCGCAGATGCACCGTCAGCTAATCCAGCAAACGGTACATATTGGTTAGATACACAAAATACAGCATTTGGTATTTTTGAATGGAACGATGCCGCAGCAACTGCTGGCGGTCAGATGTTTGTTGCAAAAACACCGATTGTTATTACTGATCAAAATCAAATTAGTGGATACGGCACTGCGGGACAATTACCAAAAACGTCAGTTGGTGCAATTGGTAACTATGCAATAGATGCAACAGCTACTCCGGTCTCTGCATTCTACAAAAACACAGCAGGCGATTGGGTCAAAGTTGGTAGCAACGACTGGCAAGAAAGCATACCTACAGTAACAGGTGACGCTTTTGTATCAGCTACAAATACTGAAACATTCCTTATCAATACTAACAGCATTGCAATTAGCGCAGGCGGTGCAAGCGGTATTGATGGCGTAATTGAAGACATCAACAATGCAGCCATTGCTGGTATCAGTGCAGTTAAATCAACAACTGGTAATAGAATTCAAATTTATTCAACAGGTGTAGCAGTGACGATTGCAGCCGGTACAGCAACATTAGCTAATCTTGGACTAACTGCTGGAGTGTATCAAGCACCTAAGTTAGCAATTGACAAGCATACAGCAGTTCCGCAGTGGAAACATGCATCTAATGCGGCAAACGTTGCAGCAACAGGTTCTGTATGGATCAAGACAACTGAGCCGAACGCAGGCGCACGTTGGAGAGTCAAACGTTTCAACGCAGGTACAGCATTATGGGAAGCAGCTGAAGCTCCAATCTACGGAACGGCAGCATCAGCATTGAAGGGATTAGACACAGCTGGCGGCGGTTTAAACCTAGCCGTTGGTACATTGTTTACTAAATCCAATTCAACTGACATCAGTACTTCAGAAGCTGATTTTGTAGTATACCGTCGTAAAGCAGGCGGTGCAACTACAATTACTTCAGCAGTTATTACTAGCACCACTTTTGACGCTACTCCTGACTATACATTTACCCTACGGGAAAGTATTGTAGGTCAAGAAGCAATTTCAGCTGCATCTGCCACTATAACAGTTAACTGTGCTGGTGCAGCAGGCGATGCAGATGTATTTGCCGCAGCAATTAACACTGCCGGCCTAGTAAATGTTCAAGCATCAGTTGATGCAAGCAACCGAGTGGTAATTACTCACACTAAAGGTGGCGACATTCAAATTGATCAAACTGCTGGTACTATTTTTGCCGATGCTGGATTCACAACTAATTTTTATGCGTCTCCAACAGAGTCAACTACACACGATTATGTAGCCAGTAACTGGGAACCACTAAGTTATACAGCAGGTGCAGATGCTCCTATGGCATTGGCAGCAGACGGCGCACTATGGTATAGTTCAGTAATTGATGAAATTGATATCATGGTTCACAATGGTACAACATGGGTTGGCTACGCTAGTGTTACTGGCACAGATCCAGCAGGTCCGTTAGTTAGTGCAACTGCACCAGAAACACAAAGCGATGACTCAACATTAGTTACTGGCGATCTATGGATTGACACTAGCGACATTGAAAACTTCCCAACAATTTACAAATACAACGCAGACTTAGCAGTAGGTCAACGTTGGGTATTAGTTGATAAGACTGATCAATCAACAGAAGATGGCATCTTATTTGCAGATGCTCGCGCAGGCGCCAACGGTGGCTCAGCTACTGCATATCCTGACTCAACTATTATTGAATTGCTAGATAGCGCCTTCTTAGACTTTGATGCTCCAGATCCTGCACTATATCCACGTGGTATGTTGTTATGGAACCTACGCCGTAGTGGATTCAACGTTAAGAAATTTGTACGTAACTACGTTGACCTAGCTGGCGACAACGGTCGTCAAGGTGGCGCATCAATGGCTGCTTACTACCCACATCGTTGGGTAACTGAAAGTGCTAACCAAGCTGACGGTTCTGGTACATTTGGTCGCAAGGCACAGCGTGCAGTAGTTGTACAAGCTCTACAAGCCACAGTTAACAGCAACCAAGACATCCGTGACGAAGAAAGCCGTGTGTTCAACTTGATTGCTTGCCCAGGATATCCTGAACTAATTGGTGAGTTAATCACATTAAACTATGATCGTGGTTTAACAGCGTTTGTAGTTGGTGATACACCTGCTCGTTTAACAGCTGATGCAACTAGCTTATTAGCATGGGGCAACAACTTAAATGGCGCATTAGAAGATAATGATATTGGTGCTGCTAGCTTTGACGAATACATGGGTATGTTCTATCCATGGGGCTTTTCAAGTGACAACTTTGGTAACAATGTTGCTATTCCTCCAAGCCACATGATCTTAAGAACTATTGCTCTAAACGATCAAGTTGCTTATCCATGGTTTGCACCTGCTGGTGTACGTCGTGGCGGTATTACTAACGCAACAGCAGTTGGTTATATTACAGGCGAAGGCGAATTTAAATCAGTTGCACTAAACACTGGACAACGTGATACATTGTATGAATCAAAGATCAATCCTATTACATTCTTAACAGGTACTGGCTTGGTTAACTATGGTCAAAAGACACGTGCTCGCGCAGCAAGTAGCTTGGATCGTATTAACGTAGCTCGTCTAGTTGTATACCTACGTAGACAACTAAGTGCATTAGCTAAGCCTTATATCTTTGAGCCAAACGACAAAGTAACAAGAGATCAAATCAAGAATGCAGTTGATGGATTAATGCTTGAACTAGTTGGACAACGTGCTTTATTTGATTATGTAGTAGTATGTGACGAATCTAATAACACACCTTCAAGAATTGACCGTAATGAGTTATGGATTGATATTGCTATTGAGCCAGTTAAGGCCATTGAATTTATCTACATTCCATTACGTTTGAAGAACACTGGCGAAATCGCCGCATTAGGTTAATCCTATAAATACTATACAGGAGCTATAATATGGCAATCGCAACACTAAACAAATTTTCAGTACCCCTAGCTGGTTCTCCACAGAACCAGGGTATGTTGATGCCAAAGTTAAAGTATCGCTTCCGCGTTACTTTGCAAAACTTTGGTGTTGGCGGCAATACTACTGAAATCACTAAAATGGTAGTGGACTTTACTCGTCCAACTATCACATTTGATGATATCACCCTAGACACATATAACAGCAAGATCTTCATGGCTGGCAAGCATACATGGAGTGATGCTACTCTAAACGTCCGTGATGACGCTAACGGCGGCGTAACTAAGTTAGTAGGCGAACAGCTACAGAAACAATTCGACTTCTTTGAAATGTCATCTGCAGCCAGTGCTAACGACTATAAGTTCGTTACAGTTTGTGAAATTTTAGACGGTGGCAACGGTGCATTTACACCTAATGTTCTTGAAACATGGGAACTATATGGCTGCTACTTGAAGGCTGCTAACTATAACAACGTAGCATACAATGCTAACGAAGCTGCTACTATTGCACTAACAATTAAGTTTGATAATGCACAACAAACAGCTCAAGGTACAGGCGTTGGCACTAACGTGGGCTTCTTAGGCGCACGTCCAGGCGGTTTAGCTACAGGCGCTTAATTTATTTAATAAGCACAAAAAGCAACTTCGGTTGCTTTTTTTGTGACTTGATTATCTACCCAGTTAATTTAATTGGCTAAATATTAGTATGGCAGACAAATCATTTGGTCAGTTCATTACTGACATAAGTAACCCCAAAGGCAATGTTGCAGACTTCCGTCATGCATCACGATTGTTTGTTGATGATAGTTTTAGACTGGCACCTAAAAGCAAGTTTAACTATCATGTATCTTTTAGTATTGATACAAGAGCATTAAAAAGTTTAAATTTTGATTATCGTCATAGAAACGAAATTAACATGTTGGTTAAGAAATGTGACCTACCTAAATTTACTATTGCCACAGAAACATTAAATCAATACAACAGAAAAAAGATTGTACAGAACAAAGTTGATTACACTCCTATTAATATTTCATTTCATGATGATAGATTAGGAGTTACACGTCAGCTATGGGAAAATTATTTTGCGTATTATTACGCAGACTCTACAGTAGCAAAGCAAGCAGGCTCATACAACAGAACAGCAATGGCAGGTTCGTCTTTTATTAAAACACCTTACGGGTTTGACAATAATAGCAGTATACCATTTTTTCAAAAGATTACAATTTATCAAATGGCTAACAAGCAATATGCCAGCTATACATTAGTCAATCCAGTTATTACAGCATGGAATCATGACACCTTAGATTATGGATCAAGCATACCTGCTGAACAATCTATGACTGTGGCATACGAAGCAGTAACATACGGTACTGGATATGTGCGTCAAGGCGATCCTCCAGGCTTTGCTGAAGATCATTATGATACATTGCCAAGTCCGTTAAAGTTAGCAGGTGGCTCCAGTAATAATTTATTTGGCCCAGCAGGTGTGTTAGCCGGCGCCGAGTCAGTATTTGGTGCAGTATCGAGCATGTTGGCAGATCCGAGTAATATTACTATTAACGATATATTACGAACTGGTACACAGGCTATTAACACGTACAACAGTGCAAGAAATCTTAACGCCGCCGGTGTAAGGAATGAATTAAGCACCGCTGGATACAATGCAGCCGTTACTGGTGCTAGAACTATTGTAAACCAACCAATTAGCGGATTAACTAATTTTTCATTCCCAGTTAACAATGGTGGTGCTGTAAATACTGTAGCAACACCGAGAAATCTAGGACCATAATGAGTACTACATTAAATTTACCTAAAGTAACCACCAGTAATGACAGTGCCGATCAAGTTAAAAATTTCTTTGATCGATATTTTCAGCATCAAGTTACTTTTCCTAGCAATCAAATTGATGCAGTATTAGGATACTTTTTAAAACGTGGCTTTCAAGAAGAAGCTGCAAAAAGTACAAGTATTGTTTTACTAAATCAAGCTCGTATTGACAACATTCCAGTATTTCAATTGTTAGATACCTTAAAGGGACTGACTGATGTCCAGCTAAGCCAAGTGGTTACTGAAGTACTAAACATATACCGAGAAAAATCTTCGGCGCTGGGTTTCAAAATTATACAAATAGAAGAAACTATAGAAAGTCGAAATATTAAACCGTAATGAGTCGCTTTGCTCAAGGTAAATTTACACTAACCAACCCAGACAAGTATGTAGGAAATAAACTTCCAACATATCGTAGCTCTTGGGAATGGCACTTTATGCGATTCTGTGACCAAGATCCTCGCATAATGAAATGGGCCAGTGAAGCCATTAAAATCCCCTACAAAGATCCCTTTACCGGCAAAGGTACAGTGTATGTTCCTGACTTCTTTATACAATACGCAGATGCCAAGGGTAAAATGCAAGTTGAACTGATTGAAGTAAAGCCGCAAAATCAAACAGTATTTGAGAAAGTGGGAAAGAATCGACATAACCAATTACAGTATGCTAAGAATCAAGTCAAGTGGCGAGCAGCATACGCCTGGTGTGCTAAACAAGGTATAAAATTTAGAGTATTAAATGAACAAGACTTATTTCACAATGGCAAAGTGAGATAAGTATTATTATGAAAAAACTTGAAGAAATCCTAAATTTGCCTGAAAGCAAAAAGACTATCAAAAAAGCTGAAAAGGAAAAGGCAGCAGAAGTTGCACAACCTTTTCTTCGCGACATGTCAGAATTTGACAAAATAGCGGCTGCACTACCTGCAGTTAAAGGTCTTGGCGATGCTAGTGACAGTGAGTTTGATGCGCTCGCACAACGAGCAACTGATGCCTATGACGACCTAATGGACCTAGGCATGAACGTAGAAGCACGATACAGTGGACGTATTTTTGAAGTAGCAGGCGGCATGTTAAAAAATGCTATTGATGCCAAAGCTGCCAAAATTGATAAGAAACTTAAGATGATTGAACTACAGCTTAAGAAACAAAAACTTGATCAAGATGCCGGGCATGACGACAACGGAATAGATGTTACTGGTACAGGTGTAATTGTATCAGACCGCAATAGTTTGATCGAAAAACTAAAAAATATGAATAAATAATACATCGGGACTAGACTATGAAATCGTTTACAGAATACTTAATGGAAAGCAAAGAAGAGAAGAAATACTCTTTTAAAATTAAAATCGCCGGAGATCTTCCAGAGAACTGTGAAGATGTTATGGAAACTGCTTTACAAAAATACCAAGTAGCTAAGTTTGTTAAAACTAAGACTACACCTATACAGGCTAAACTACGTGACTTTCCTACTATGGAAAACTCACAAGTTAGCATCTTTGATATTGAACTAGAATACCCAACTACCAGCGCAGTACTTACAAGTTACATGTTAGAGCAAACTGGTCTAACTGCTGAACGCATCAAAGTGCGTAGCCCTGCAGAAGACGCGGAAGCAGAATTAAATGCAGAACATATTGACGAAGATGATGCTAAAGCATTATTGACTCAAGAATACAAAAAAGAAAATAATCAAAATATTGTAGGTGACAAAGGCATTAGCAACTTCCTAAAAGATCTAGCTAAGGTTAGAAAAGAACATGTACAGTACAAAGGTGTGAATGATGCTATCCTAGCAAAGAAAGCCCCTAAAGAAAAATCACAAGAACAAGCTAAACCTGTTGCTGGCAAAAGTCCAATTGGTTCTGCTAAAGGAAAATAATTATGAACTTTAACGAACTATTCCAAAAAATGAGAGAGCTCGACGCTCCTGTTGCAGAAGAATTAAAAGGCGGCCAAAAGAATCTTGATGTTGACAAAGATGGCGACATCGAAGCTGATGATCTAAAAGATCTACGTGATAAGAAAGTTGATGAAGAACTTGTCGGAGAGTGCGGAGACATGCCCAATGGTATGATGGGTATGAGAAATCCTGCACAACAAGATTCTATCAGTGCAAACATCAGTATGAATGCCAGTGGCACTGGTGGTATACGTGACCTTATGTCAATCTTACGTAACATTGAAAATGGTGATAGTACACCTGGCAGTGATGAACACGACATGGCCATTGCAATTGGCGGAATGGACAAACCAGAACCATTACTTGGTATGGACGAGGCAGAAGCTGGCGGATTTGATCAAGCTAGTACAACTCCTGATCCACAGATAGCTCCGGCAAGTGCAGCCTTTCCACAAGGCAATGACATACACAGCAAAGGTGGTAATGAAAGACCTAAAGTAAATGGTGGCGGAAATCCTTATGCCTTAGCCGCGGAAAGTTTAATTCCAAGACTTAGTTCTTTGTATCAAGAAGTTAAAAGTCGTTAATCAGCTATAAGCTACTCAAAGAGGCCCTGGTGGCCTCTTTTTTATTGTAAATAACATTATGGCAACTAAATCACTAGACGGCGTCCTTACCAAAAAGGCGCATACTCGAGAAACCTTCACTGAGCGACACATTGAAGATTTAATCGCATGTTCTGACCCCACTACAGGATATCATTATTTCTGTAAGAACTATTTTTACATACAGCATCCGGTTAAAGGTAAAATGTTGTTTGCACCATTTGATTTCCAAACTAGACTGTTAGATGCATATCATAATCATCGATTTAATGTAAACATGTTGCCTCGTCAGATGGGTAAGACTACCTGTGCCGCTGGCTATTTACTATGGTTTGCCATGTTTCATCCAGACCAAACTATTCTTATTTCAGCGCATAAATTTACTGGCTCACAGGAAATTATGCAGCGTATTCGATACGCATATGAACTATGTCCTGATCATATTCGTTCAGGAGTGGTAAACTATAACAAGGGCTCTATTGAGTTTGATAATGGATCACGTATTGTCTCTACAACTACTACTGGCAACACAGGTCGTGGTATGTCTATTTCCCTACTATACTGTGACGAGTTTGCTTTCGTACCTCCAAATATCGCCGATGAGTTTTGGACTTCAATTTCCCCGACACTAGCAACTGGTGGTCGAGCAATTCTAACATCAACACCTAACAGTGATGAAGATACATTTGCTATTATATGGAAAGAAGCCAATAAGAAGTTTGATGAGTTTGGCAATGAACAACTAACAGGTATCAATGGTTTCTTCCCCTTTACCTGTGCGTGGAGTGAACATCCGGACCGTGATGATGTATGGGCAACAACTGAACGTGGGCGTATTGGAGAAGAACGATTCCGTCGTGAATACAACTGTGAATTCTTAGTCTATGATGAAACACTAATCAACAGTATTCACCTTGCCGGAATGGAAGGCAAGCAACCTATAATGAACATGGGGCAAACTCGCTGGTACAAAGAACTCAGTAAAGATAACATTTATGCTATTAGTCTTGATCCTAGTCTAGGTACAGGTGGCAACTCGGCAGCTATACAAATATTTGAATTACCTTCGTTTACGCAAGTAGGCGAATGGCATCATAATTTAACTCCTATACAAGGACAAATTCGAATTCTAAAAGAAATACTAACCTATATACAAGAGTGCATAGGCAGTGACAACAGCGGAAATATATACTGGTCTGTTGAAAATAATAACATAGGTGAAGCAGGACTAGTTTGTATTCGAGACATTGGGGAAGATCAATTTCCAGGACTATTTGTAAGCGAGCCAATTAGAAAAGGCCATGTGCGTAAATTCCGTAAGGGATTTAATACTACACACAAGACTAAAATATCAGCGGCTGCTAGATTAAAACACCTAATCGAATCTAACAAAATGAAGATTAGCAGTAAACCCCTAATATCAGAGCTTAAGGCATTCATTGTTACAGGTGTTAGCTTCAAAGCAAAAAGCGGAGAAGAGGACGATCTAGTCAGTGCATTATTACTGATAGTCCGTATGAGTCAAGTGCTTGCAGACTGGGATTCAAGGGTATTTGATAGTTTTAGTAGTAATGATGACGCAGGTAATGAAGACTACGAACTGCCAATGCCTATCTTTGTTTCAACTAATTAAAGATAAATATCAATATGGACAAGAATCTCGAACCAATCGCTAAAGAACTATTTGGAAAAATTCGCACACAATTTCCAAAAATTAAACTTGGTGATGCAAATAGTGACGTAACTGATCGCCCTAACGACGCTCGTTTTTTCGAATTTGATTTTGTAAAAAACGGAAAGAATTTAGGATCTATCAGCATCAGCATTGCCGATGCTGAAAGTGAGGCGGCTGAAGACGACCTAGCTGACAATGACGGAATGGTTGTTATGTACAGTAATGACATAACTGACGATCAACCCGATAGTGTAAAAAGACAATGGTTTAATTTTTTAAGGGAACTTAGAGAATTTGCCAAACAAAAGATGATGCATTTTTCTATACGTGACATCACAAAAAAGAATTTAGATAAACGAGATTATCAACATTTAGCCAAGAATAACGGAGACGGCAGTATGACTGAAAGTAAACTATGGGGCACATCTAAGACTAGTTATCAACAGATGGGCGAAGCTAAACTAATTGTTAGACACACCCAACCTGTAAACTATGCCCATGCAGCTGGTCGTACACTACACATTGAAAGCATCCATGTTGAGAACAGTCAGGGTGAACGTTTTAAATATCCAGTGAAGCATTTGAATGGTGCTCGCGCCCTAGCTACTCATGTAGCACACGGTGGTACACCATATGATGGTATTGGTCAGCACATTACTGGTCTAAGTGAAGAACTAAACAAACTACGCATGTTCAAAGGCTATGTTGATCGCAACTCTATGGTTAGCGAAGCAATGGGCACGATACAAACTAAGGTATACGAGCGTATTGATCAAGTTAAGAAAGAAATCCGTAGCTTACAAAATCAAAGCTATTACGAATCATTTGCAGAATCGTTTGTGGTTAATGAAGCACAAGAGATTCCAGAAGATGTAGTTAATGATTGGATTGATCGTTTAACTATTCGCAGTTTTAATGAAGAACTAAAAAATGTATTCCCATACATTTACAAACTAGTAGGCGAAGAAGTTGATGTTATCAAAGAACTAACAGCAGATGATTTACTTGATGAAGTTTTTGACGGCGATAAAGAAACTGGTACTACACACAAAGGCGGTAAGGTTACTAAGACTGCTCACGGTGTTAAGCATGAAAAGACTGATTACGATGACGGTGAAAAAGTTGCGTTTAGACACAAAGACGAAAAGAGTCGTTATAAAAAGTATGCCAACTTAGATCAAGAAGATCAATTCGAAGCATTCTTAAATAATCTAGTCAGTGAAGAAAGTGATTTGTTTAACACTGACGAAGAAAGTCAAAGTGCATCAATACAAACATTAAATCAACTAATTGCACAAGAATTCCCAGCAGGTGTAGATGGTACCAATGCTATTCAAAGTTTGCAAGGTGTAATTGACGATCAAGAATTTGTCGATGCAATTAAACAACTAGGTAAGGTAAATCCAGAAATGGACATTAGAGAATTCCTAAAGAGTTACCTAGAGAAGCACGACGAAGAAAACGGTACAGACATTGCCAGTAAGATTAATTTTGATTCTACTACTCCTGCACCCACTGAGCCTGCTCCGGCAGCACCTCCAGCCGAACCTGTTGCGTCAGCGCCTGCTCCAGTAGCGACCCCAGTTGATCCAGCAGCAGTACCTGCGGCACCTGCACCAGTAGCTGAAGAAAAAGAAGATCCTCCTTTTGATGGTCCTTACAAAAAGCCAGGCGACAACAAAGATCAGTTTGGTAATGTTGTTAAGAATCCTGCTCGCCACGCTGCTAAGAAAGGTATGGCCGCCGCTATCGCTAAAGCCAAGAAAGCTGGTGCCACTGCTGAGACTATGGTTAACTTTGGTTCAGGTGAAATGAGCCTAGGTGAAGCTATTGCTAAGGCTGGAATGGATGTTGAAGAATTCTTTGAAGGCGCTGGTAAACAAAACGAAGTAATTGAATTTGTTAAATCAATGTATGATGAGACAACTGGTAATTTTCCAAAGGGAGAAACTGGTGTATTATTAGCAGTTGAAAAACAATTTGGTGAAGATGCAGCCAAGATGGCACACAGTGTAATCAGTGAGCTATCACAAGTATACGAATCAAAACGTATGCGCCAACTTGCTGGCATTACTGAGCATGGACTACAAAAGCCACAAGCTGATGTTTCTGAAATGTTCAAACGCTTCAATTCTATGTTTAGATAATTGGCAAAAATAAATCACATTTAAGCAAGATATCTCTTGCAATGATAAATAAAAGTGCGTATAATAACATATATGCACTTTTTACTTTACAATGGTGTAAAGTAGATATAGGCAAAACTAGCAGAAATGCAAAACAACTTAGGCTAACAATAGGAGATAATCATGGCATCATTAGCTGAAATCAGAGCAAAGCTCAAAGAGCAAGAAGGTAATTCAAAGGGTGGCGGTGAACGTACCGGTGGAGATAATTCCATTTACCCTTTCTGGAACTTAAAAGAAGGTTCCGAATCAACAGTCCGTTTTTTACCTGACGGAAATCCCGACAATACATTTTTCTGGGTCGAACGTGCAATGATCAAATTGCCATTCGCCGGCGTTAAAGGTTCTACTGACTCCAAGTCTGTAACCGTCAATGTCCCCTGCATGGAAATGTATGGCGAAGCTTGTCCAATCTTGAGCGAAGTACGTGGTTGGTTTAAAGATCCAGCATTGGAAGATATGGGTCGTAAGTATTGGAAGAAACGTAGCTACATCTTCCAAGGATACGTTGTTGAAGACGGTCTTAAAGAAGAAAATCGTCCGGAAAATGCAAATCGTCGATTTATTATCGGACCACAGATCTTCCAATTGATCAAGGGTGCATTGCTTGATCCAGAAATGGATGACATGCCAACTGATCCAGTCAACGGTGTTGACTTCAAGTTGATCAAAACTTCAAAAGGTGGTTATGCTGACTACTCTACTAGCAAGTGGAGCCGCCGTACTCGTCCATTGGATAGTACAGAAACTGCTAACTTGGAAACACATGGCTTGTTCAATCTTAAAGATTACTTGCCTAAGAAGCCAACTGACGTTGAAGTCAAAGTTATGAAAGAAATGTTTGAAGCAAGTGTTGATGGCGAGCCGTTTGATATGGATCGCTGGGGACAGTACTTTAAGCCAGCAGGTATGGGCCAGGCAACTGGTGATCCTAACTCTGCGCCTAAGGCAACTCCTGTTGCTCGTCCTGCACCAGTAGCAGCACCTGCCGCAGAAGATGCAGCACCTTGGGAAGAAGAAGTTGCTACAGCTGAGAAATCATTCTCAGCACCTAAGCAAGAATCAGCACCAGCTGCCAGTGGCGGTCGTGCAGAAGACATTCTTGCTATGATTCGCAATCGTAACAAGCAGTAAGCGTTAGAGTAAGTACAGGGTTTGCGCCCTGTACTTCTCGCCACTATTAGGAGAATAACTATGGCTAAACTAAACAAACTCGCAAAAGTAAATGAAAATATCAGTCTTAATCGTTATGACAACGGCTTCATGATAGAAGTTAGTGGTCGCGATAAGAAAGAAGAATGGAAGACCGCTAAGGTCATGTGCAATACAGAAGAAGAACTTATTGCAGTGATCAAAGAGTGGGTCGCAATGGACTTGGATAATTAATCATGGCAACAAAAGCATTTGACTTATCTAAATTCCGCAAAACCCTAACCAAGAGCATCGATGGCTTAGGTGTTGGCTTTAATGATCCTACAGATTGGATCTCAACAGGCAACTATGCTCTAAACTATTTGATTAGTTCAGATTTTAACAAAGGTGTGCCACTTGGTAAAGTGACAGTCCTTGCAGGTGAATCAGGAGCAGGTAAGAGTTATATCTGTTCTGGCAATCTTATCAAAGCCGCTCAACAACAAGGCATTTATGTAGTGTTAGTTGACAGTGAAAATGCTCTTGATGAGAAATGGCTTCATGCACTTGGCGTAGATACAAGTGAACAAAAATTGTTAAAACTCAATATGGCCATGATTGACGACGTGGCAAAGACCATTAGTGAATTCATGAAAGAGTACAAAACAATGGATGAAGCAACTCGTCCTAAAGTATTGTTTGTCATTGACTCATTAGGTATGTTGTTAACTCCAACAGACGTTAATCAGTTTGAAGCAGGCGAAATGAAAGGTGACATGGGCCGTAAGCCTAAGGCACTTACTTCATTAGTTCGTAATTGTGTAAACATGTTTGGCAGCTACAATGTTGGATTGGTTTGTACAAATCACACCTACGCAAGTCAAGACATGTTTGATCCAGATGACAAAATTTCAGGTGGACAAGGTTTCATTTATGCAAGTAGTATTGTTATTGCCATGCGTAAACTGAAATTGAAAACTGATGCCGATGGCAACAAGACTACCACAGTAAATGGTATCCGTGCCGCTTGTAAGATCATGAAAACACGCTATGCAAAGCCATTTGAATCAGTACAAGTTGAGATTCCTTATGCAACAGGCATGAGTCCATACAGTGGTCTTACTGATCTGTGTGAGGCAAAAGGTTTGCTTACAAAAGATGGCAACAGACTTAAATACGTTTCTACAGATGGTACAGAGATTAAATTGTATCGTAAGGAATGGGAACGTAATGAAGATGGATGTCTTGATAAAGTCATGCTTGAATTTAATAATGTTCGCCCAGTTCCTACAGTACAACTTGCTATTGATGAAGAAACTGGAGAAATTATAGAATGAACGAAAATCATATTGGTGATATTTGGATGTTGTTTAAAGAGTACGTTGACAAAAAAGTACTTGACGTATTAGCAGAACGATATGTTGATTTGTTAGCAGATCACGGTGTCAGCGATAAGGTTATGGCTGGCGCCTCTGGTGTTGACGATGACCTTGATAATGCTATTGACTTTTATCTAGATGAAACAAGTGACGAGGAAGAACTCGACGACGAAGATTTAGATTCTTATGAAGATGATGAATAATCTATGACTTGGTATACAAAAGTTTCAAAAGATATTTCGTATATTCCCGATGCTGTAGCACACTATGAACTTGAATTACAGGCAGCAAAGACAGATGCTCGCATAGCGGGGAACATTGAAAAGGCCGCTGCCAGGATGCCAGGCATTGTGGAAGAACGATTTGGTCAGCTACAAGAAATTGAAGCAATTTTGGAATATTTGAATATTGAACTTAGACGACTTAAGAGTCAACACTTCCGTAAATATTTAGAAAACTATCAAAGGGCTCTGTCATCAAGAGATTGTGAAAAATTTGTTGAAGGCGAGTCTGATGTGGTTGACTTTGAAAAAATTATCAATGAGTTTGCCCTGCTGAGAAACAAGTGGCTAGGCATTACTAAAGCATTAGATCAAAAACAATGGCAATTAACCAACATTGTTAAACTTAGAGTAGCTGGCATGGAAGATGCCACGTTATAATCATAAAACTTGACTTTTAACTTATACTCTAGTATAATCTAACTATGATAACAGTAGACACATTGCTCATAGAGCTGTCCCGTCAAGGCATTGAAACCTTAAGTTCTCAGATTGCCAACAGAGATAAAAAAGTTTTAATCAGTCTTGCTAGGCAAATTACATCGGGTCAATTTTTGACTGAAAATCAGTCAAAATTACTGATAAAAATTCTCAAAGAAAACGATCAACATATTTTTGATCCAACGTCTACCACTCGCACTGTTGTTGATAATCCCACATGGACACACCCCTTTAGAGTGATTGAACAGGTTAGAAAAATTTTCTTATCCAAAGACCACGATGGCCGAATCATAGTGGAATTTACCCATAATAAACGTCTACGACAGCAAATCACTGACCTCAATAAAATCATCGAAGGTCAGATGCTGTCGATTAATAACAGGCAGTATAGTGTACCACTAACTGAAAAAAATCTCTACCAGATAGTCGCAGTGTTCAAATCACATGGGTTCGAAGTAGATCCAATTATTATGAAATTTTACCAAGAAATTTCAGAAATTCGCTCAAGAAAGTCAACCCAGTTTGATGTGTTTAATTTAACTAATGAAAAATTAATTACCGCGGTGCATAATGAAATTGGTCAGATATCAGACGACAATTTGATTATGTTAAACGATCGAAGCTTGAAATTTCAATTCACAATTTTTCCAAAAAATCCAGAAATTTCACTGAAAAATTCACTGGCTAACAGGCCGTCACCTCGAGTATGGATTGATAGTAACACTACCCCACTTGATGAGTTAGTTACGGCACTATACAAATTAAATCGATTACCTGTACTATTTGTGTTCAACGGTCATGACTCTAAAGAGTGTTTACAAAACCTCAAAAAATTGGAAAAATCACTGAAAAATAGTGACCTTGATAAGATCGGGATTTATTTTAGATTTGATAGTGGCAGTGATAATAACAAAGAATTTAATTCTTTAATTTCACAATTAGATTACAACTCTAAATTAAATCAACAGACACAGGTAGCAGGTATTGCAAATAATAAATTACCAAAATTCATGCTAAAAAATGGTTGGTATCCATCAAGTGTAGTATCATTCTCAAATAATTTTAAAAGCAATAAAACCAGTGTCTATTGCAATTCAGTTGATTTGATAGTATACTACAATGATAAACGTCCCTTAGGAGGGGTAGATGCCATCGTGTAAATTGATCATTCAAGATGAGGTAAATCTTAAGGTAGAAGGACTTCCTGTTGAAATTCGACGTAAGTTAGCAAATACATTTAAGTATGAGGACCCTACTGCTCGTTATCGTCCAGCATATAAGTTAGGTAGGTGGGATGGAGCAATTACATTATTTGGATTAGGTGGTAACGGCTACCTAAGCCAGCTGCCAAAGATCTTAGAAGTACTGGAAAAAAGCGGCGTTGAGATAACAGAAATTATCGACAATCGTGCAGCCATTAATTTGCAGTTTCCTAAAGTAGAAGCAGACTTTTGGGGAGATCAATGCTGGCCTGTTGGACACAGATTTGCAGGTCAGCCAATTAGACTGCGTGAAGATCAAGTTGAAGTAGTAAATAAATTTCTTGAAAATCCTCAGTGTTTACAGGAAATTGCCACTGGCTTTGGCAAGACAATAACCACAGCAACATTAGCAAAGATTTGTGAACCTTACGGTCGAACATTTACTATTGTACCTAATAAAAGTCTTGTTGAACAAACAGAAGAAGATTTTATCAACTGCGGCCTTGATGTAGGTGTGTACTATGGTGATCGCAAAGATCTCTATAAAACTCACACTATTGCCACTTGGCAGAGTCTTAATATACTCGACAAGAAAAGTAAAAATCACGAGCAAGACATATTAACACTTGCAGAATTTCTTGACGGTGTTACTACAATTATGGTAGACGAGGTACACATGGCTAAAGCTACTGTGTTGAGAAATTTGCTGACACAGAACTTTAACAATGCTCCTATTCGTTGGGGTTTAACTGGCACTGTACCTAAAGAAGATTTTGAAGCACAGCAAATTTTTGTAAGTCTTGGACCCTGTGTACACGAAGTTCACGCACATGAATTACAAGCACAAGGTGTTTTAAGTGACTGCCATGTAAACATAACACAACTTATTGACTTACCTGAATTTAAGTCATATGCAGAAGAATACAAGTATCTTGTCACTGATGAAGACAGGATGATTTTTATATCAAAACTAGTAAATGGCATTAGTAATAGTGGTAATACCCTTGTACTGGTAAATCGAATAGAGACAGGTAAATTCATTGTTAACGAAATTCCAGATAGTGTCTTTATTTCAGGTGAAGTAAAAACTAAAGATAGAAAGAGTGAATACGATGAAATTAAAACTGTTGATAACAAGATTATTGTGGCGACTTACGGTGTGGCCGCTGTGGGTATTAATATCCCCCGTATTTTTAATCTGGTTATGGTGGAGTCCGGAAAGAGCTTTACAAGGGTTATACAAAGCATTGGGCGAGGCATTAGACGTGCAGACGACAAAGACTTTGTCCAAATCTGGGACGTTACAAGTACCTGCAAATACGCCAAGCGCCATCTCACGCAACGTAAGAAGTTTTACAAGGACGCTAAGTACCCGTTCACGATCGAGAAAATAGACTGGAAATAATAACAAAAATATGCAAATACTAACCTTAGACAATCAAGCATTTGACTTGAATAATTTACCTGATGAGGTAGATGACAGCATGAGATTTGCTGTATTAGATAACAGTGATGCACAAAGTCCTGACTTTTTCTTTCAGCCATTAATTTTCTTAGAAAGTTTTAATAGTCCAGCAATGGTACTTAAAATTGGTAACGATGAAGTTACTATGCCCATTGATTGGTCGATTGCAGTCGGCGATAGTTCTACTGCGAGTGATATTGAAATACTGCCACTTACTAGCTTAAACGATCGCGGATTTGAAGCATTCTGTTTTAACCCATTAAGTAGTTTTAGATTAGAATTTAAGAAGATCGAAATTGTAAATTTTTATAATGATGTTAAATGGTATTTTCCAAAAATGAAAAATAATCAATTGCTTGCAGTACCGTTAAATAATGAACCAAAGACGTTATGTGCATATTTTGTTAAAGAAATATCACGTCAAAGTGAAATAATTTTATTAGATAGACTATTGTAATATGGGAAAACTTACACCAGGTGCAACGTACATTTACGAACGCAACGCTGGCGAAGTATATGCCAGAGAAGTTGGGGCTGACCCAAGTACACGAAAATTAATTGGATACAATTGGGATCCTGTCAGCGGCAAGCGGAGCACACACGACCATATAATAGAAGACAAAATGTGGGGTGAAATTCGTCGAATGGCTCCTACCAATCCCGCTTTACAAAAGGCACTGGACCGTGCTATAATGATATATAGACTAAGCAAGGACAAACCATTATGAGTACAGACGCAGATAAATTTAATCATAGCAAACGTCTTCAACGGAACGAAAACGCTGTAAAGAAACAAGTAAAAATTGCTAAAGCACACGGTCTAACTGATAAAGATAAAGCAGTTAAGGAACCGCACCGCTTAGAAAAACACCATGCTATGGACTGCGGTAATCCCGGATGTATGCTATGTGGTAATCCTCGTAAGCTATGGCACGAATTAACTGCACAAGAAAAACGCATGTTCCAAGAAACAGAAATTCGTCGTATGCGCCATAGTAATGGTACAATTCCAGAGGATGATAATGAGTGAAAAGGTTGAACTAAAAGATAAACTTGCAGCCGTTGATATGAACTACAAAGGCCTGTGGGACGAGTTAGATGCTGAACAACAGAAGGCACTTAAGAGTGAGTTGTTTATTTTAAATCGATACATTAGCAATGCCCAAGGCAATCGAGAAATTCAGGAACATTTTATTTTAACTGTTAATGAATACTTTAACAAGCACTGGAATATTCTACAGAAGCATCCAAAATTGTTATGGCAATTGCTTTGTATGTGCGGGCATGAAAGTCAAAAGATATTTTTTCATCAATGGATTGGCTTTAAGAAAAAACAAGGCAATAACAAACTATCTAAGTTTTTATTAGAAATATACCCAAACAAAAAACAAGATGAAATTGAAATGATGAGTCAATTAATGACTACTGCTGACGCTAAAAAATTAGCACAAACACATGGTTTTGATGATAAACAAATTGCTAAAATGTTTTAACTATGTTAGAATTAAGTGTGAATAAACCTTACGCCTGTCAGTTTTGCAAATCAAAATTTATGCAAGAAAGAACTCTTGCAGTACACATGTGCGAGCAGAAAAGACGTTACTTGGCCAAGGATGAAAAACATGTTTTTATAGGATATCAAACCTATAATAAATTTTATAGAATTACGCAACAACTAGGTGTTGACAAAACCTATGACGACTTTGCACGTAGCCCATATTATAATGCTATGGTAAAGTTTGGAAGTTTTGTTAATAACACAAAGCCCCTATACCCTGACAAATTTATCGACTATGTAGTACGCAGTGGTGTTAAATTAGATCACTGGTGTAGAGATGAATTATATGAGAAATATGTTATTAACTTAATTCATACTGAATCTGTCGAGACCGCATTAGAGAGAAGTGTTGCACACATGCAATCCTGGGCCACTGATAATAATGCCCTGTGGAATCATTACTTTAAGTATGTTAGTACTAATCGAGCTGTATTTGATGTCAAGGATGGTAAAGTGAGCCCGTGGCTAATTCTTAACTGTGCTAGTGGCAAAGCTATGCTGGGCAATTTCCGTGATGATCAGTTGAGTGCCATTGGCAATGTTATTGATCCGCAGGTATGGGTTAAGAAGTTTAAAACTCAAAAGTTTGACATGGAACTTGTGAGAACTATTGTTAAAGAATCGAGCCTATAATGCCAGATATTGATATTGACTTTGCTGACAGAGATCACGCCCTTAAATTTATCAAACATATACCTGCGGCTATTAAGGATACAACTGGTACTTTTAAAAAGCACAATACTGGCGTATATTGTACACCTATCCCGTACAATCCTGTAAATAACTTATCCAACGTAGACTACAAAGAAGCAGAAGAAAGAGGCTATTTTAAACTAGACTTTCTAAATGTTAGTATCTATAAAGATGTACGGGATGAAGAGCATCTCAAAACTTTAATGGAGACTGAACCACTATGGGACCTTTTAGCGCAGGACGATTTCAGCAGTTTACTATTTCACGTCAACGGACACGGAAGCATTTTGAGACAGATGAAGCCGACGAGTATACTCCAACTAGCGGCCGTTTTGGCTATGATAAGACCCGCAAAGAGGCATTTGATTGGAGAGACCTGGACGACGGTGATGGAGACGATTTGGACAAAGCCCGAGGATGGTGAGTACTACTTTAAGAAAGCTCATGCGGTAGCATACGCAATGGCAGTGGTAGTACAGATGAATTTAATCTGTGAAAGTATCAGTTACGGATATACATGACTATAGAATATTTTGAAACTCCAGTGCCCCATATAATTGTTAGAAACATATTTAATACTAATGATTTAGAAAATGTTTGGAAAGAATTAGCATTCTTAACACATCCAGACAAACTGTTATCACCAACAATTACACAATCGGCAATATCACCTAACGGCAATACGGTTAAAAACAACCACGGAGTTTTCTTACATGATATATACCAAACTCCTAATATTTCAGATATCTATCGATCAATGACTAATGTGTTTACTAGACAATTCTGTGAAGAAGTAGCTTCTAAACATATGATATTTAAATGGTTTACTGAGCTTACTGATGAATCTTTTTTGTTAAGTTATTATGATGATAATGATAATTACCTTCCACATAAAGATGTGTCTATATATACAGTACTAGTTAACCTATATAAAGACCCTAAAGCATTTGTCGGTGGAGATTTGTTGTTGGGTGAAGATGGCTATACAATTCCGTTAGAAAATAATAGGATGATTATTTTTCCAAGTTGGGCAGTACATGGAGTTACCCCTGTTAAATTTTTAAATACAACAGAAAAATTCTCAGGATGGGGAAGATATACTATTAGTAATTTTCGAATGTACTTACGACAATAAGGTACAGATTTAGTTAATTCTTAGGTATAGGTCGAACCAATTGTACACTTTTACGTTTGACTCTTTTTAACGTTAAGTTCATTAAATTAACAACTGGTCCTAATAGTATTCGAACATCCTTACTATTAAATGTCTTTATTGCATACTTAAACGGCGAAATTTCTGTGCGCAGAAAGATATTGATAGGTATCTGTCTATTTGATTCCCACCACCAAGTCTCTCCAATATCTAAAAATATCGTCTTTTCTTCGGGTGTTTTAATAATAGATAAGTCGTAGAAGCTAGTTACGAACTGATCTTGATTTATAATAATACCTACGAATTCGGCCTCGCCGTAGTGTAATACGCTTATAAACGGTAAGTGTTCTTGTATGTTATCTCTTAATTTAACCATATAAATAGTAGTGAGGCCTTTAAACCAAATGCAAAAAATTTCAAGTTATTTATATTCAAACAGAATCCAAGCAGTTGTCAATCTGGCTGCATCACCTTTGGAGTGGAGAATCGTGTATCAACGTAAATTTAAAATCTATCAAGGCCTAGACAATGTACTAGAACTTGATGTAAAAAATGCCGAACAAAAACGTATCGACATTACTACTTATGCATTGAAGTTCGTCATTATGGATCAACTTAATCAAGAAGTATATGCAGGTAATGTTAACACTGCAACAGGTAAAAAAGGCATTGGATTGATGGTTATCCCGGCGCTGGCCTTAGATACTATTACCCCTCAATTCCTAAAATACACAGTATACATCCTTAATCAAGATACTACTAAAACTCCTGTATACGGTGATACTCAGTTTGGTGTTACGGGAACTATGGATTTGTTAGGCGGCGCAATGCCAACCGGTCTGCCTGTTAAAATCATAAAAACTTTTATATATGAAATTGATGTAAATGACCCTACTTGGCAAACTCGAAATTATTACAGCGAATCAATCGAAATCAATCCAGTAAATGACGGCGTTGGATCTGGAGAAGTTGAGTTAACGTTTTCTTTTAGTTCATTGGCTGCGCCTATTACTGTACAAACTACCACTGGCGATATAGTAAGTACTGCTACTAATTGGACTAGTGTAGAAACATTTAATGTAACCACAGCAACCACTACTGTAACAAAAACATACACTATTGACCCTGATACAAATTGGCTGAGAATCTCCTACACGGCCCAGGCAAATACTACCGGAACAATTGACAAAGTAACAGCAATACTGTAAAATGTAACTATGAGTTTAATCATAGATACAGTACAGTCATACCTCCCTGCAAAACGTAAAGTAACCCCGAGTGGTTGGGTCAGCTTCAATGCGGTATGCTGTCACCATAACGGGACATCAGCTGACAATAGACAGCGTGGCGGCATTATGGTTAATGAAGGTGTTAGCTATCATTGCTTTAACTGTGGATTCAAAGCCAGTTGGCAACCAGGTCGCAAAGTATCGGTTAAATTAAAACGTCTTATGCAATGGCTAGGTGTTGCAGACGATACCATTACCAAATGTAGTCTAGAGGCTATGCGCATCGAAGAAGACAGTTCATACAAAGGTGAGCAAGGTCTTATACCCACATTTATTGACAAAGCCTTGCCTATTGGCACTAAGCCTTTAACAGAATGGATTAAACATCCCTCAGACGAGCTAGTACCAGTATTGGAATACCTAGCCAGCCGCAACCTATACGTAGATGATTATCCTTGGCATTGGACTGATGAAGATGGATTTAGCAATAGACTAATTATTCCTTTTTATCACGAACATAGGCTAGTTGGATATACTGCCCGTAAGATTACAACTGGTAAACCCAAGTACATAAGTGAACAACAGCCCGGATATGTGTTTAATTTAGACAGACAACATTACGAACGTAAATATGTCATAGTAACAGAAGGCCCTATTGATGCTATCTGTATAGACGGTGTTGCTGTAATGAGTGCTGAGATCGGCGTAAGCCAACATGCACTAATTAGTCAACTACAGCGTGAAGTTATAGTGGTAGCAGATAGAGATGACGCTGGTTATAGGATGGTTGAACAGGCACTAGAATATGGATGGAGTGTAGCTTTTCCTGAATGGACCGAAGGCGTTAAAGACGTAAATGACGCAGTTATCAAATACGGAAAATTATATACACTATACAGTATCATAAGCTCAAAAGAATCTAACAATTTAAAAATACAGTTACAAGCACGTAAATGGTTTAAGAAGGAAGAAGAATGAAATTTATTAATTGGCTACTAACGCCCTACAGACGCTGGCAGGAACGCAAAGCATTTAATAAGCGTCTTGAAGAACTGCGTAAACGCGATCCATTTATTTACAAATGATACAGTGGGGAATAAACGCTCTCAATCACGGCAGTAGTCTAGCGGTGTTTAAGGATAGCGAACTACTATCATGGGTTACGTGTAAAGATAACGAAATAGACACATTACTTATTACTGATGCACTACATCGAGGTGCTCCGGATCGTATTTTTTGGTATGAACGTCCTTGGCTTAAAAAAGCAAGACAAGTATATGCTGGGCAATATGCGACAGCATTAGACATGTCGGTGTTACCTAAACGATATTTGAATAAAATAAGAGTTCACTATGCCCCAGTTACTTACACGCCGCACCATGCAAGTCATGCTGCCGCTGGGTACTACTCTAGTCCGTTTAATCACTGTGCCATTGTTGTACTAGATGCAATAGGTGAATTTGAATCGGCTACCATATGGGAAGCCAAGTACGGTGAAATGAAGAAAGTATGGAGCAGAAGTTATCCACATAGTTTAGGCTTGTTCTATTCAGCATTTACAAAATTAATTGGACTTACTCCAATTAAAGATGAATACCTATTACAGAAGATGGCAGCACAGGGCGACAAACAACGGTATTTTAAAGAAGTTAATAACTATGTCAGCAACACAGTTAATCTAAAATACAACCTACATCGAGGTGTATTAAACTGGCCTTACCCGATTGAAACACTGCAAGATCAATGTGACATTGCGGCCGCAGTACAAGATGCATTTGAAGGTCAAATTGGTATGGTTATGCTAGAAGCTAGAAAATTAATCAACACCGATTGCCTAGTTTATATGGGCGGCTGTGCTATGAATTCGGATGCTAACAAACGGTTTGTAGAACCCGCATTTAAGTATCGCTGGTCATTGCCAAATCCGGGTGATCCGAGTAGTAGCATAGGGGCAGTTGCTTATCACAATAAACAACGGATATACCGCAACTGGTCACCAGTCAAACACATTGCAATTAACGTATAAAGAGAGTATAATAGATAATGTCTAAAACTTTATGGATATTTGGGGACAGTTATGCTGATACAAGTCTATTTGATCACGATCGGGTATGGATTAATCAGTTAGCCAAAAAACTTAATTATAAATTAAAAAATATAAGTATGTTAGGTTGTAGTCAAGATTTCCCTTGCCAGATGCTAGCAGATCATGCCAGCGACATCTCCCAAGACGACCAAGTTATAATTGTGTCAACTAGTCCTGGCAGATTTTGGTTTTTTGAAGATCTACCAGAGATAACAAACCCTAATGTCATTTTTACCAATACGAAAAACACAGAAAAACTTATTGGAAAAGATAGAGCTAGGGTTGCAGAAATGTATTTTAAATACCTACAACGACCTCAGCTAGATATTTTACATTCTACATTAAGATTAGGATGGCTAAATCATATGGCTGTAACGCACGGCTGGAAACCTCCTTTAATAATTTTTGGATTTTTTCAATTTACATTAAGTTGTAGCAAGTATCCTAATTTAATTCTCAGTAACGGTAATCTTACAGATAATATAAGTGAACCTGAAGTAGAACCAAATGGACATCTTTTCAAAGGATCAGATCCAAGGTATAATCATTTGTGCCTTAGAAATCACGATGTTTTAAGCAACAAAATATATAATACGTTAGTAGACAACCAGAGTCTAGATCTTACTCAAGGTTTTCATACAAAACTAATATCAAAAAAATCATTGCACGACAATGAATGGGCAAATGAAGAATTGTGTGTACCAGCATACTTAAAGTTTAAAAATGGATACAAGTAATAAATGAACGATTATAATAACGATAAAGCAAGACAAAACGTAGACTACGGGTACGATATACAACGTCTTTATTTAGAAATGATGCTATCTGATGCAGAAACATTTGTACGCTGCCAAAGCATCTTTGATCACGAACTATTTGATCGCAAGCTACAAGCAAGTGCCAAGTTCTTAAATGACTATGTAGTAGATCATAATGTACTGCCCACATATGACATTGTTAATGCGGCCACTGGATCAACCTTTAAAGAAACTACAGATCTTAAAGATGCACACTATGATTGGCTACTCAGTGACTTTGAAACATTTATTCGACACAAAGGTCTTGAGAGAGCTATTCTAGCCTCAGCTGACTTGTTGGAAAAAGGTGAGTACGGTCCTGTAGAAGAACTAGTTAAGAAGGCAGTGCAAGTTGGCTTAACCAAAGATCTAGGCACTGACTACTTTGCAGATCCACGTGGTCGCTTGATGAAGATCAAAAGCAACAACGGGCAGTTAAAGACTGGCTGGGACACTGTGGACAAACGATTGTTTGGGGGGTTTAACCGAGGAGAGCTGAATATCTTTGCAGGCGGTTCGGGTGCGGGCAAGAGTCTATTCCTAGCAAACTTAGGAGTCAACTGGGCACTACAGGGATTTAATGTAGTGTATCTAACTCTAGAATTAAGTGAAGAACTAGTATCAATGCGTGTGGATAGTATGATAACTGATATACCTAGCAGAGACATTTTTAAGAATATTGATGATGTTGAGATGAAGGTTAAGGTAATTGGCAAGAAGAGCGGCACATATCAAGTCAAGTACATGCCATCGGGTAAAACATCTAATGATGTGCGTAGTTACTTGAAAGAGTATGAGATTAAACTAGGACGTAAAGTAGACATCTTGTTAGTAGACTACTTGGACTTGCTGATGCCAATCTCCAAGAAGATTTCAGCGGAGAACCTGTTTATTAAGGACAAGTACGTAAGTGAAGAATTGCGTAACCTAGCAGTGGAGAAGCAGTGTGTCTTGGTAACGGCTGCACAGTTGAATCGTGGTGCTGTGGAAGAAGTTGAGTTTGATCACAGTCACATTTCGGGTGGATTAAGTAAGATACAGACTGCGGACAACGTGTTTGGTATCTTTACATCAAGGGCCATGCGTGAACGTGGCAAGTATCAAATCCAGCTGATGAAAACTCGTAGTAGTTCGGGTGTGGGCATGAAGATTGATTTGGACTTTAACATTGATACTCTACGTATTACAGATCCAGGAGAAGAAGGGCAGGGCGAGTATGGTAATGATTCAGGCGGTGCTCCAGTGAGCAAGGGCAATCAAATCCTTAACAGTCTCCAGAGATCTAGTACTACAGGTGGAACTAGCACAGAAGGTTGGGCACGTGGACAACCCCGAGAAGGACATGATCCACTAGCGGGCATTGCCATTAAGAAGAATACCGCACAGGTAGAGTCAAGTAAACTTAGACAACTGCTGAATCAACTACCTTCGGACGACATTTAATCTTACTGTAACATGATTTTTATCAATAAAAGATAAGTACGTGTATATAAAACTCAACAAGGTAGCGAATCATGTTAAAAGTAATCCAAGATCTCCACGATCCACTTATCGACTTGGTCAAGGATGACCCTGTACGTCCGGCCATTCCCACTGCTAGTCGCATACATGATCACGCTGAAATACTAGTATTGATGGAAGATGACAAGCCAGCCGCAGTGGTATGTGTGGCCTACTTAGATGCTGTGCCCACTACGGAAACTGAACTGGGAAAAACTGGGGACAATGTGGCTGCATTCTATACCATATGGTCATACCAAACGGGTGCGGGACGCAGAATGATTCGAGCTGCTCGCATACACATAGCACAGAACCGCCCCACTATCAAGACCTATGTGACCTTGAGCCCCAAGACTGAAATGGCTCGTAGATTCCACATGAGTAACGGTGCTAGCATGTTAGCTGATAACGAGACCACAGTGAACTACCTCTACGAATAACGGCCACCAGAGTCGTAGCCGCGAAGCGGCGCAGCGCCAAAACAGATTTTTAAATCAATTATGTTAGCAGTTAATCTCTGTACCGTTGGGTATTTTAGTCATAGTTAGCTCCTGTTAGTATGCATATGTATCCCATTGGGATAATAGACAAGGCAAACCTGATAAATAGTCAATGCTAATAAAAGAACTAGTCACACCACAGCCACAAATAGGTGCAGAAGTAATGGCATCACCTACAGATACAGTAGAGCCAACTCCCACACCAAAAGATGTAGCTGACATACAGGCACTCATAGGTACCATAGACCCCCAAAAAGAACAACCACAAACCTTGTTAAACAAGCTGAACGGTTGGATGAAACAGTATCCCTTATTAGACAAGGTAACTGACATTATTCCACAGACTCGACTGATCAAAGCTATAGCCGCTGCCGCTGATGCATTAGAAGCTGGTGACAGTAGAACTGCACTGAATGCCTTAGCTGGTGCTGTAGGTGGTGGATTAGCCACAGTAGCACGAGCTGTTAAC